AGTATTCATCTTAATCAACTTCCACCATGGTATGAAGCAATTTCTCGTGGAATGTTAGAACGTTCTCAACAATTATCTCAAGCTCCATATGCGCCTTTTACAGGTCCTCGTGTTGCCGAAATGACGCCAGATTTGAGAAGGGCGGAAGAATTATCAAGGCGAGAAGGCGTTTATTTACCTTATTTACAATCAGCTGAACAAGGATTTGCACAAGCTGCTACTCCCTTTACTCAAAATTTCCAAGCTTATATGAATCCCTACATGCAAGCTGTTTTAGATAGATTAAGAACAGAGGGATTAAGAACATTTAATGAAGGAATTCGCCCAGGTCTTGAGTCTACTTTTGTTCGTGGTGGAACCTATGGTGGTGGGATGCATCGAAAATTGACAGAGCGTGCAGCTCGTGATGTTCAGCAAGCAATAGCCGATAGGCAGCAACAAGCGCTCGCATCAGGGTATCAACAAGCAGGTCAATTACATGCAACCGATATGGCTCGTCAAATGGAAGCAGCTCGTCAAATGGCAGCTCTTGGACAGCAAAGGCAAGCCGGACATTTGGCTGATATTGCCGCACTAGAAAGTTCGGGTGAAAGAGCAAGAGGAATAAGACAAGAAAATTTGGCAACCGGATATTCAGACTTTTTACAACAAAGAGAATATCCCTGGCAACAAATTTCTAACCTTTATGGTGCGGTTGCAGGAACGCCTTATTCAAGCCAAGGAATGCAATATCTTCATCAACAACCAGAGCAACAATTGAATCGTTCTGGTCAAATTGGTCAATTGGCAGGTCAATTATACGGTTTAAATAGAGCATCGGGTGGTCGTGGTTTATTTAAAAAAGGCGGTAGTGTTTCAAATGAATTAAATATGAAATCGGGCTTGGCTTCAATTAAGAAAAAGAGGGTTAAATAATGGCTTATTTTACTCCTACTCAACAATGGTATTTTGACCCTATGAGATTAAGTCAATCTAATATTGGTATGATGGCACCCCAAATGCCAGCACCGCCTACACCCGTGCAATCACCTAGAAGTCCTGTAATTCCGCCACAACAACCACCGATGCTAGCACAGGAAGAAAGTCCTGTTGCCAGAGGTATCATGTCAGGAATGGGGGCCGCACGACAATCCATCGATATTGACCAAGCTCAACATGACAGATTAATGGGTCTTGTATTTTCCAGGATGTTTGGGGGCATGGGATCTAATAAAGGGGGAAGCGTATTAGGGGGCCTGAATGAAGGATTGGGTGCTGGAATACAGGATTATGCCGTTAATGCCGATAGAATGCAGAAATTGAATTTGTTGGAGATGGAAAGACAAGATGCCTTGGCTAGAGAATTACAAAGACAACAGGAAAGGGAACAAGAAAGAAGAGATTTGCAGGCTCATAGAGCGGCTACGATAGGTCTTGCAAGAGAAAAGCTTGGACAAAAAACAGGAATGGGAGCTTCTATTGAAGGATTTAATTTATCGAATCTTCCTGATTTAGATAAATCAACTCGTTCTAAATATTCTGTAGATTATAGAGGAACGGGTAAGCTTTTATCTGAAATAGAAACCATTAAAGCAGGAATAAGGAAATTAAAAGAAACAGAAGAAGAAAGAGGTTCTCCTCTTGTGAGTCAAGCAAATCCGTATATAGGAGGGGCTGTTAATCCTATAAAAGATATTTATGGAAGAACGATTCCTGGCACAAAATTAGGCTCACAACTTAATAAAGAAAGATTAGAAAGACAATCGGTCAATTCAAAATTACAACAATTTAGAGCAAGAGCTGAAAAAGATTTAAAGGGTGGACAATTAACGCAGGGCATCTATAAACGTTTTGAACAAATGAAAACTTTCCCTGATTTAAGCCAAGGATATGATACTGTCGGACAATTATTAAATGATATTGAAAAAGAAGCTTTAGAAATTCATAAATCAGCAGACATGAGCTTAAGATCAGGAAAACAAATTACCCCATATGAACTGGGCGATATAGAAATGTTAGATAAAGTTAATAAAGCAAAAGAACAGGGATGGACTCAGGAAGAAATAGATAGAATTTTGCAGGAATGAAATGGGAAGAGATATTAATGAATTAAGAGAAATGTTTGGAAAGCCAATAAAAGAAGGCTTAAATCCTATTTCATCTCAAAAAAAAGATTTAAATGAATTAAGAAAATTATTTGGAAAACCTCAAATACAAGAGTCACCTAAAGAAAATCCAGAAGAATATACCTACGGCGAGAGAGCCGCTCAATTAGGCCATGGATTAGCAAAAGGTATTGGAAGTGCGATTGAAACTGTCTCAAATATAATGCCGGGGCCTGCTCAAGTTAATAAAATGACCCTTAAAATGTTATCTGAACGTTCTGGAAAAAGCCCGGAAGAATTAATATCAGAAATGCCCGCATTAGGTGTTGGTAAAATGGAAGTCGCAAAGCCTTTAACGGAAGCCGTTGAAAGTTTAGCGGGTAGAAGTTTAGAGCCTAGTAAAGAAGATTTAACAGGTCGAATTATACATGGAACTGGTGAATTTTTAACTCCACTTCCTGGCATGGGTTTAGGGAAAGCAGCTCAAGCTGGTGTTAAGGGATTAGGTAAATTATTGGGCAGAGAAGCTGCTACTGCGGCAGGCGCATCAACAGCTTTAGAAGCCAAGCCTAAATTTACAGAAGAAGGAACGGTTGGACGCTCAGTTGAAGATCTTGCAGATATGATTTTAGGTGGTAGAGCTGCCGGTAAATTGACTGGAAAATCTGCAAAGATAATAGATGACATTTATAAGGGCAAGAAAGAAGGTAGAATTTTAGAATCTATTAAAGAATATCCAACTAAGAAGGCTGCCCACTTAGTTGCAAGATTTTCAAAACCAGATCTAAAAAGTTTAAAGTTGGCAGAAGAATATGGGATAGACCTTCCGGTTAATGTGGGAGCAAGGAACACTGCTTTAAATTGGATACATAATAATTTTTTAAAGTCTACTTTTTCATCAAAAGCTTATAAAGATGTATTTAATAAAGCTGATGAACAAATGTATAATAAATTTAAGGATTCTATTGATACTTTGGGTTTAGAAAATGTAGAGCCTGTAAAAGCATCTGGTCAATTTAGAGACTTTTTAAAAGAAGAAAGAAAATCCATTAATGAAGAAGTTGAAAATTTATATAATGATGCGGTGCTAAAATCTGGGAAGTCTGACAAAGTAGTTCCTGAACACACCATAAACGATATTCATACTATGAAATCAATTCTAGATAGAGATATACAAGCTCCAGATACATTAAAAGTATCAAAGGTTATCGGAAAATTAGCGGATAGCTGGGGATTATTACCAAAAGATGATTCTGTTATTCAACTAAAAAAAGAAGGTTATGATGATCCTAAATTATTATCAAAAATATTAGCTCAAATACCAAAAAAATCAATCGAATTACCAAATATTGAAATAGGAAGATTAAACGAAGTCCGCCAAGAACTCGGGCAAATGATATATGATGAAGATTTGCGCGGAATGAGAGGTTTTTTAAGCAAGCTAAGAGATTCCGTTACTAGAGATATAGAATCTACTAAAAATCCAGAATTTTTAGACAAATGGAAAAAAGCCAATAAATTTTATTATGATAATGTGGCATCAAGAATTGAATCAGATTTAGCACATAGCATGTTAACGGGTGAAGCACCAAAAGAAGCATTTGATGCTATGAATTCAGTTAAAGGCATAAAATTAATTGAAAAAATATCCGGCTCTACAGAAAAAGGGAAAAGAGTATTAAATGATTTAAAGAAGGCTAAGCTTAGGGATATATTTAAGAATTCTATTGAGGGCTCATACGAGGAAGGAAGATTGAAAAAAGCACCTTTTGCAAAAATATTTCAAAAAGGTGAAAAAAATCAAGAATTAATAAAAGAATTAGTTGGTGCCGATGAATATAAAAAATTATCAGATATTGCAACTATTGCAGACGAGTTTTCTCAATCAGGCAAAGAACTTTTAAATACTAGCGGGACTGCTTTTGTAACCGCAGATATAGACAGAATTCAGGGGGTGGCTAAAAATGCCATTAAGTTATTAATGACTTTTGGTGGATATTCTGCTGCTGGAGCTCCGGGGGCATTGGCCGGCGCATCTGCCACCGCAGCAGCGCCCTGGTTATTATCTAAACTAATGGCAAATCCTACGTTTGTTAGAGAATCTAGAATTTATGCTCTACAACGACAAGCTGGTAAAGAGAAAGAAGCCAGAAAAACATTAAATCGTTTATTAAAAATATCAGATTCAGAAGCAAGAAGGTCTGCTATTCAACTTAATAAAATTTTAAATCAAAAAGAAAAACCTGAAGAAAATGTAAATGAAGAACAGTTAACATAGAAATACCATATTAAAAAGGATTTTGATATGAGCTACATAAATACGTTTGGGGGCGGAACAGTACAAAGCTCTAATACGAGCTATTCACCCATTAGCACACAATTAGCTAATATAGTACTGCAATGGCCTAATGCTTTTCAAGATACAGCTAATGTTGTATACGATTTCATGAATATTACGTCTGGCGGAACAGTTGGAACCAATATTACTCTTCCAGCGGCAAATTTATCTTCTGTTGGGATAAGCTTTGTATTTAATAACGTAGGTCCTAATGCCATTCAAATTATTGATGGAGGCGGTAATAATTTACAGTTAATTAATGCAGGGGCAGTATACGAATTTTACCTTACAAATAATACAACCGCCGGAGGTCTTTGGAGCATTATTCCATTTGGGGGCGGTGCAGCTGGAGTAACGAGTTTTACATCCGTTCAACCTGCTGCAGGTTTAACCGTAGTTCAAAACCAAAATACTGGCGCTATTATACAAACTTTTACATTGGCTAATGCTTTAGCATCCTTACAAGGATTAGTTACAACCGGTTATGGCGCTAGAATTGCTGCCGATACTTGGGCCACCAGAACATTTCAAGCGGGTAATGGTAATATCACTTTAACCAATCCTGATGGTGTTGCTGGAAACACGACGATTATGCTTAATAACGCTTTAACAGGATTAACATCAGTTAATGTTGGCAACATGACATTAAGTGCCAATATGATTCAGGGTACTCAAGTCAATCAAAATTTAATTATTGCTCCGAACGGAACTGGAGAATTGCAAAGTAATAATAATATTAATATTCAGTCCGGAAACCAATTAAAGTTTTATAATGCAGCAAATACTTTCTACACAGGAATATTGGGTGGTAATGCCGCTGCCAATACTTCTTATACATTGCCATTAGCATATCCGGTAGCGAATAATCAAGTTTTGGGTTCTACTACCGCTGGTGTCATGTCTTGGTTAAATGCGGTCGTATCTCCTGGTGCAACTACGACAAATGCCATAGCTAAATATCTTAATACAATGGGGCAATTGTCTAATAGCGGTGTTATTATTGATAACTTTAATAATATTACCGGTGCTACTTCTGACATTATTCAAAATATTGGTATAGGAACTATAGCGGCTATTGCTGGATCTGGAACAAATTCCATTAGCGCTCAAAATGCTGGGGGAAGCATTGTTCTTATTCCTAATGGTGCAGGACAAGTTCAATCTGTTGGGGGTTTTGCTTTAGTACGAACTGCTCCTGCCGTAGCTTCTGGTGTATTTTTTAACGATGGTGCTAACACAAATGCTGTGGGATTAATTGCTCAAAATGCAGCTATGGTTGCAAGCACTACTTATACGCTACCAAATGCAGGCCCGACGGTTGCCGGTCAACTTCTGACATCAACCGTACCAGTCGCTAATGCAAGCACGATGAGCTGGAAATCTCCGGCAGTTATTCAGGTTATTAGAAACAACAGCAATGTGACAGTAAATTCAAATGCAGTAATACCATCTAATAATGCAATTCCACAAATTGGACAAGGAACTCAAGTAATCACGGCTACAATTACACCCACTAATGCTGCAAATACGCTATTGATTGAGTTTAATTGTTCTTTAATAAGTGCAAACGCTCCGGATTTTGCATCATTTACATTGTTCAGAGATTTAAACGCTAATGCATTGTGTACAAATAACCAGTTTGTGGCAAATGCGAATAACTTGGTTTCTTCATCATTTAAATATTATACGGCTGCTGGTGCAACAGCAGCTACTACGTTTAGCGTAAGATTTGGACCAGCAAATGGAAATACAATTTATTTGCTATCTAACAGTGCAGGAACAGTCACCTACGGCGGAACACCGATAATTACTCTAACTGTCACGGAATTAACGCCATGACGATAACATGGACTGAAACCTCTATTCCAATTAATAAACTTAAGGATTATAAACATAATCCTAGAAAAATAACTAAAAAAGAATATAATAATTTAGTTATTAAAATAAAAGAAGATGGTTACCATAGTAGAATAAAGGTCGATAAAAATTTTACTATTATTGGTGGAGATAAAAGAAAAAAAGCTTTATTAGAAGTTTTTGGAAAGGATTACAAGGTTCAAGTATTAATTCCAGACAGGGAGCTTACCGATGAAGAGTTCGATAGAATTAATATTCGCGACAATTTACATAGTGGCACTTTTGACTATGATATACTAAGCTCTAGATTTGATTTGGAAGCTTTGTCTAAAATTGGTATGGACGAAAACGCAATCATTGGTTTTGATTTTGAGGGGAAAGACAATGGTGGAGAATCCAAAGGAAAGGATGAGGAAAAACCAAAATGCACTTGCGACTGCTGCAAGCATTGAGGAAACCAATAAAAGAGAATTCTTAGAAAAACTTAAAAGATCACTAGGTCGTGTTAATGTCGTATTAGACGAATTAGGGATTGAAAAAGAAACCTTTAACAAGTGGTGCGAAGACACTTATTTTTCTATGAAGTTATGCGAGGTCGATGATTATGCGGGCGATATCGTTGAAGGATTGCTTTACAAAAAAATATCGGAAGGGGACACGCAAGCAATCCTATTCTACTGTGAAACTAAGCTTAGAAACAGAGGATATTACAAAAAAACATGAAAAACGTAAAAGAAGAAACATGGAGAGCAGTCATCAAAAGGCCGCATTTCAGTGGCTTGCTCTTCAATACCCGAAGGCACGCGCAGTTACATTTCATCCAGCGAACGGTGGGTCTCGGCATGTTAAAGAAGCTCGTAATCTCAAATCTCAAGGCGTTACTGCTGGTGTGTCTGATATTATTTGTCTTTATCCATCCAAAGATTATCATGGATTTATTTGCGAATTTAAATACGGTAATAATGACTTATCAGAAGCACAAACACGATTTCTTGAAAATGTAAAGAATAATGGATATTACATTTGTGTTTGCTATAGCTATTTTGATTTTATAGAACAATTTAAGCGGTATATGGGGAATTCTAATTGATAAAGTTAACTAGAGACTAAATTATATTTTAAATATTAAATAACCAAGCGTTGCAAATATAAGAGCGAATCCGGCCATAATAAAATGAGTTTGCCTATCTAGAGATTTAGTTAATTCACTTCTTTGTATGTCTATTTTTTGGTCTAAATATTCTATTTTTTTATCCATTAATCTGATATCTGATTTTAATTCTAATCTTACTTCATTTAGCTGTATTTTTGTTGAATAATCATTTGGATAATTCAGTATTGTTTTTTCAAAAACCTCTAAGCATTCTGTCAAAGCTTTTGCTTGTTTTTCGCTGAAATCGCTATTATGTAATGATTCATATATTTTCAATGTGCTTAGCATTTTAATGTTCCCCATATAACTATATGTAGGTCAATTTTAACCAAAAAAAACCCCTCGGTCAAGAGGGGTAATATATGTCTGACTTACAGAATATACGCTAGCCCGAGATTCAAATGCAAATTATCGTTTTTGAACGAACTATGCATATTTTCTAACACAGAAGCTTGTTCCCAGATAACTGTTAATCTTCCTACTACGTTTTTTCCAAGGTCCATTTCTAGGCCCCCTAAAATGCGAGGAATAAAGGCGCTATGCTGTTTTGTACCCTTTACCTTATGGGAGGTAATGGGCATAAATTGACAGGCACCAAAGCCAAATTTGACTGCTAAATCGCTTGATAATGGAGCATACCCAACAACTGTTCCGTGTACGCCAAATTTACGAATGGTAAAGTCATTTGCCATATGCTTTGCTGAATAATAGCTACCGACCTCAAATCCTAAATTTGAATGAACCTTAAGTCCGGTAACAATATTCAAACATGGCAATGCTTTTACACCAACTGTTCTGTCCTTGTGTAAATTGAGCTGAAATTCTGCTCCCACAAACTTATCTCTGACCGAAACAGGCTGTGGTTTTTCTCGAGCATAAATTGAATCCAGCGGCAATAATACCATTAATAAAATGGCTAAAATTTTCAATGATTTCATGTCAAAAACCTCCAATTTAGTTAATATACTAATGGTAGACCATTATCCTATACATATCAAATAGGGTAGTTCAATAACTATTTGACATAGTCAGTATAACTATTAAAATATGTTTACATTTTAGGAATTAATGATGATTAACCACATTCAACTTCGAGAATATATTATTAGGCCCAGTTTAAAACCCCTTAATTTGTGGGAAGAAAATTCAGAAGAATTGATTATTATGACATGCGCTCATGAGACGTTGGGAGGCACATTTCTTCATGAATTAAGAGGGCCCGCTTGCGGAATATATGAAGAAGAACCAGCAACTTATAAGTGGGTTTGGGATAAGATTTTTAGTGATTTTGATAAAAATTGTGATCCCCGTAATAAACTATCAGATCGCATTTTAAAATCAATCGGAAGACCTTTAGCAACCATTCCTGAAATAGAATTAATCATTGGTAATCTTTATTATGCAACAATCATGTGTCGATTAAGATATGCTTGCGTTAAAGAGCCTATTCCAGACTCTAAAGATATCAAAGGCTTAGCACAATACTATAAGATGTTCTATAATAGCAGCAAAGGAAAAGCTACTGTTATTGAAGTGATTGACAACTATCAACTTTACTTGCGAGGACGTTAAAATGAATTTTATTTCAACTTTTATAGCCACCCACAAAATTAAAATTGTAATCGTTGGCGTATTGGCCATAATCGCCTATGGATCTACCTTTATTTTTGGTCAAAATAATCCGGTAGAGCAAGGAGCAGAAACCGTTATCAAAGAAGAAACGGGCATGAATGTGGATTTTAATACCAGTAAAAAATAGTCTTATAGACTAAAATGGAATCTCATCTGAAGCCACATAATCATCCTGCCATTTTTGCGCTTCTGGTGATTTTTCATTAACATCCATAGAATATTTTGAAAAATCATTGGATTCATTAAATTTGTTCCAAGGAACGAACTTAATGTTTTGATACTCTTTTCCATGCTTTTGGCTAAAAGTCGTTTCTAAAACCATGGTTCCTTTATGTCCAAAAGTTTTAGTTAGATTGGTTTCACCTTTTTGAGAATATAAATCCATTCTATCTATAGATTTTAAGAATTCTACTAAAATCCACAATTTGCTACCGTTAAAAAATTGCGCCTTCTTACCCTTTCTTCCACATCCTTCAATATAAAAAACAACTCTATCATCTTTAAATTCATCACCTTCAACAACTTCTATTACCTCAAAAGAATAAGTTCCATCTGGATAGGGTACAAATTCTCCTGAAGATTTTAATTGGTCTTCTGGGATATATTGATATTTAACCATTTTCTTTCTCCTATTGATTTACAATTTTTTCATTCTTTGCTCTATCTTTAATTTGATTAATTAACTTTATCAAATTAGCTTCACTTAAATCACTTATCTTTTCTACATTTCCCCATTTCAACCATTTATTAATAGTTTCTTCATCATAGGATAATGAATTGATTAATGAATCCAATTCCTTTAATAATTCAGTCTTTTTATCAATTTCAATTGTTTTATTTTCTTTAACCATTTGAACAGAAGGAATGGATGATATTTCGCTTTCATCTAACATGCCTAACCCTGATATTGATAAAGTTACTCTTCTCTTAGCCTTTGTTTCTGCCTTCATAAAGGCATTAGCCATAGGTTCACCTTTAAGGTGTCCCACATAAACCGCACCTATTGATTCATCGTGCCTTCCATTCTTATCGGTAGCTCTTGCGGTAACAGAATAAACACCATCAACTAATTCCCTAGTAATTATATCAATACTAATATCATTAATTTTTCTTAATTGTTCAGTAGCATCCTTTCTTACGTATAAAACTAATTTTCCTCCTAATACCATATACTCAAAAGGTCTAGTAAAAGGATTTAATCCAATTATTTCACATAGTTTATTGTAATATGTCACTCTGTCTTCTGGACTTAATTCTTTTAGATCTCCTTGAATAAGTACACTTTCTAATACTTTTGATTTTTCATTTTTCTCAATTAATTTTGAATTTCCATCAATGGTTTTAACTGCGCTCATATTTATTTCTCCTGTGGTATTGACTTGTCTACATATTGTCTATAATATAGACATATATTTAAGTTGTCAATAGGGTTTTATAAAAAATGTCAAAAAAAATCAAAAAGGAAAGGGATCAAGTTTTAACAAGCACCCATATTTGGTTGCCAAGAGGGGACTGGTTTAGAACTCAGGTTTTAGCTTCTGAGAAAGGTTTATCTGGGGCTGACATGGTCCGAAAATGGATAAGAGAAGGTCTGAAAAGAGAAGGAAATAAAAATGAAGATTGAAACTTTATTACAGATTTTAACCAATAATCAGATAACACATTCTGACATTTGTTTTATAATTAAAGATAATAATGAGTATAAGAAATATACTTCCATCAAAGAAGCTTCTGCTCATATAGATGATGATGGAAAGAAAATTATTATTTTAGAACTTGATAAATAATCAGTATTAATTAGTAAAATACAGGTGTAAAATGGATGAAACAGATGACCAATCAAGGTCTGAATATGAAATAGACAGAGAACTATTTGAAATTCTTGAACAAAAGGAGTTTGTTTTAGATTTTCAAAAACTAATGCCAAAAAATATACTATTTGAACATGGAGGACAATATGATTAGTAATATTTCTGAATATATTAATAATAAAGACTTAATTAAAAATCCTGAAGTAAATGAGATTTGGGGCGCTATTGGAGATATGTGTAGTAGTCACAAATTACTATTTGATTTATTTAATATCCAGCAAGAGAGAATCGTCTATCTTGAAAAGGTGCTAGGTTCAAGCGCTATTTTACCAACTTGTATGCAGTGAGGTTTATATGAAGTTAAGATTTTGGGCTAAAAATTTAGGTAAAATGTTTTATGATAAGCGTCTACCTGAACCTAATATGACAATTAATGAATTTTTAGAATTGAACGACCAGGTTGTCATGATATCTCTAGGGTTTAGCGATATAAACGGAAAAGAAGTATATGAAGGGGATATTCTTAAATGTTGGGATGGTACGGGTCAGGTATTATATGGCGGAAATGGAATTACATTAAAAAAGTATACCTTTCACAATAATCCATCATTGATAGAAGTTATCGGTAATAAATGGGAAAATCCTGAATTAAATAAACATGAGTGATTTTTAAAACCTTGTCCGGCACCACTTGAAGGAGTTCACAAGTAGTGCCGGAAAAGGGGAGTGCTTGGCGTCATCCATGATGCCTTGTCAGATCCTTCATACCTATTCTAGCCCATACAAAATTAAAGTTTGAAAGGTATTAGCACTTAATAATGTAAGCTTTTTCCTATATACAAATATAATTTATTTATATAACTCATTTACTTTGATTATTTTTACTTCTATATGGATTTAATTCATTATGCGTAAAGCCAACGGGGGCATTGCAATCTCTTAAAATTGCGTCAAATTGTCTTTCTTTAAGATTGTCCCTTTCATTTGAATCTTTATTAGGAATTAAATCAATATCAATTTTAGGTATAAAGACCTTAATATTTTTACTTTTATTTGCAGAAAATTTCCATGTAATCGTAACAGGATCTTCTATCTTAATAGTTTCTACCTCATCATCATCTTTTTTACATGATAAAGATTGTGGGGAAGTGTTGGGCGTTATAGATGGCTTTGGCGACTGACATAATTGCCTTAACTCATTCTGTAAATCTTCTTTACTTTTAGACATTTGCTACTCTCCTTTTGTTTTCAGGTTGACCTTCGGATTCCGGGTTTATTCCACCTGGAATAGGTTGATTATTGAATTGAGTTAAAATAGGGGGGGCAGATGGGGCTAAAGCTTCTACAGATCCTAATGTAACAACTTTAGGTTTAACATTTTTTAGACCTTCATCTTGATCTTTTTCATAAGTCTGAGTGGCCATTTCAGATGTTCTTTGGTACGCCCAATTTGTTCTATTCCTAATAGAATAAGAATAATGAATAGCGCCCCCAATCGTAGGACCAAAAAATAAGAACCCCCAAGGCCAAGTATAATAAGTGGCAATCGTAGCACCGACACAGTACATAATAGATAAACCTATACCTATTTTTCTTTCTGTAATATTTGGATGATATTCATTTATCATGATTTTTCCTCTAAAGCTTCCAATAATAATTCAAACCCATCGTTAAACAAAGAAAGGGCATCTGTGTATTTAAATATATCATATGCTGGCTTTTCATCATTTCCAGACTCTCTAGAATGATACATGATAAATATATGGTCAACAACCCTCAATAACTTCTTTTTTATTTCAAGTAGGTCTGACTTGGCTATTTGATACGCTCGCGTCATTAATGTTTATCCTATGCGACTCAGATATGGATTTTAGTTTTTCAATTTTTTGTTTTGAAAAAATAAGTGGTGGAGTAAATGGTGGAGGAATGTTTGCTTGCTCAATTGTTGGACACAACAATTTTTTTATTTTTGAAAATGCCACACATAGACAAGCTGTGCACAAAAATGCACATGGCAATATTAAATTAAAAATATCATTTTTAATTGAAAATAAAGTAACATCAATCTTATCCATTTTTTGCATTAACAATGCTCCAATTCAAAAATGACGCCCATTTCACACGAACAACCCGGATTAAAATCTATATTAAGTTCTTTCAACTTAAAATCTTTAACTCGACTTTAAGTTTTTTCCTTAATATCATAAAAGCCTTTATAAATTTCATCAATATGTTCTCTTTTTAAATCTTTATTATATTTTAGAAAAACAGATACAACCGCTTGTAATCTATGTACCTGCATTTCCAATGTCTCGATTCTTTCTATTAATGCTTGCAACCAAGGAGGAAGTGAAGATTCACCATTGCTTGTTAGTATATTACCCATTTAAGTTAGTCTCCCAATGTTAAAAATTGGGTTCATCTGGCCGGGCAACAGATCGAATAAAAGCCATAAAAGCTTCTTGGATGTGAGTTTTACCGATAGATTTCCACCTTCCATCGATTTCACTATGACCAATAAGATCATAAGCGACTAATATTTCTTGAAAAACATAAGTTTCAATGTCTTTAATAATATTAATGGCTTTTATTTGTTGCTCATTCAATTGTTTATGATGTTCAATTTTCATATTTCCTCCTACTATTTAAGTTAGTCTTCAAATGTCCGGTATTTAACATAATGATTATTCTGCGAAATGATATATTTCATTGTTATTCCTCTTTTTTACAAATCATCATCTTAAGAATTTCTTTTTGAAATCCGAAATTGTGAGAAAGTTTAGAATGAGCTGACAATTGTGGTGGTGTGGCTTGTCTCCACACATCTATTGCAAAATAAACTTCCTTTAATTGATCTTCATTCAATACCCATTTTATATTTTCATATCGATTATTTGCATATTTAATCATATTCTTAAGCATATAAACTGCACAATCTATGTAATCTTTATGTTCGTCAATATTAAATAAGCAATGTTTCCAAATTAAATACCAATCTCCAATTATATAGCAAATGTCATGTTCTTGATTTTCTGTTAATTCCTCAACATCATCACTCATGATCTACATTCCATGCCAATTTTGTAAAGAATACCAACCAATCTCTGGGCCCATATAAGCATCTAACGATTTATTTACAATTCTCATTTGCCCTAATATTTCAGGCAATCTTAAATTTTCTTCTTCTGATAACGAAAATAAATATTCAATTTGTTTCCAAAAAACAAAATCTGAAATATTGCAATCATCAATCATAAACCATCCTCAATTTCTTTTAATTCATCTTCATATTTTGAGGTTAATTGTAAAAAACCCAAACCGAAACAAAAATCACAGTCTTTACCTAAACCTCTACACCTAATACAAACAATATCTTCTTCAAGCTCTACATCACTCATGACCTACCTTATCCTTTATTTTATCAGTTACATTTTTTGCAACAAACCCTTTTCCACTTACATAAGTAACATGTATATAAGCGCCTGACTCCCATGAAGCTTCTTTACATAAACTTTTTGCTATTATTTTAGCTATTGTTAAAACCTCTTCCTCGTTAAATCTCGCGGACCAGGAATCACTCATGACCTATCCACCATAATAATTTCTAATGCAGCGTTTTGAACAAAAATATATTGGCCATTTAGGATCGGGTTCTATATTCATATCAGTTACAGGAAACCCAGGAGCCCCATAAATACGAATAGATTTTACTTGAAGTATATAGTCCACCGAATTGCTAGAATAAGTAATATCCTCCCCACAAGATTTGCACATTATGGATTTTATTTCATCACTCATGATCATTCCTCATCATTAAGGTTCTCATTTAATTGTTCTATAATCCAATCTAATATTTCAGGAGATTTTTCATTTCTAATACTCGTCAAATACGCTATAGATTCTTCAAGCTTTCTTCTTGGTGTCCAATTAGGCGACAATTCGGCCTTTTGAAATTTGAAATCATCACTCATGACCTATCTATTCTTCATATTTACGTATTTGACCCAAACAATCCCGTTCCATAAATTCTTCAAAAGTGTAAATTCTATCTTTAAAAGTATCTTTAATCATAAAAGCTCCATCTTGTTTTATTACAACTCCACAAGTAATAGTATCATATCCACCTGCATCAACGTAAACTTTATCTCCCATTAATACTGGGTTCAATTCCTCATCATCGTAAAAATATCCAGTCTGATTATTATTATAACTTTCAACTGGAATAATTTTTTCATCACCCATTAGTATCCACTCCAAACTTACTTTGAGTCATTTTATCAACCTCTTCATAAACTTTCTTCATTTTCTCTACTTCTTCTATTATCTGTTTAAGATACAAAATACTTTTATTGCTTGTAGTCAAAAGCTCTTGTATCTTTTCATCTCTAATCTTGCGAAGTCGATTAATTTCGTCCCACAAGATTTTATTTTTATCTTCTACTTCTTCAGGATTTTTCACAAGCAAAGTCCCTTCGAAGCAGATAAATTAACATCTTCATTAACTAATGATGTTTTATTGTTTTTTAAAGAATTAAAACCCCATGTAATGGTTTCGGCATCCTTGCCTTGCTTAAAATTTGTTCCTTCTCTATTCCTATTCATGTCATCAATAATTAAATTATGATACCTATGATATTCAATTTGAAAAATTCTATTGAATTCCTCCCAGTCTGTATCTCTCAAATGTTCAATTTTCTTGATTTTTTTATCGAAATCATCAACAATTTTCATGGTTTCTTTATCTAATCCACTCATATTACTCTCCAGTTTATAGTTTAAACAATTTTTGTTTTTTAAACTTCATATCTGTCTCAATCATTTCCAAAATCCTAGAAGCTTCCGTGAAGTCCTTATAAAGCATTTGTATACTTGCATCAACCATCAATAAGCTATATTGAGTTTTTTTGTTAAAGTTAGGATGATTAATTATTTTTTCCTTTCTATTGAAAAGAGACTTTCGTCTTTCTTCATGAAAATCAATTATATTATTCATATCACCCTCCCTGTGATTTGTTTATAAGATACAACATTAATAATGAAATCACAATAAAAACAATTCGCTTTAGAAAATTTAAAGCACTGTTTTTTTTGTCACTTTTCATATAGCTATACAATAAGTCATATTTCAAAGATTGTGTTTGCATTGGTTGCCCTCCTCTGTTCATAATGTTATTATAGATGGTGCGCATTTAAAATGCAAGCAAAATGCATGCATTCTGCAATTAAATATTTATATATTTGACCTATTTTAAAAAATGATATATAAATGGTTTAAAAGGTCATGGGGGCGTTATGGTAAAAGCAAAAAAGAAGGTTAAGAGCTCTGAAAAGTCGGAATTTAGAGTAATTACGGCCAGACTAGACGAAGATAGATTTGAAAAGCTTCAAAAATATCTTGATAAAGAAAAGCTGGGAATAACTGATTGGATTCGAAGACAGATAGATGATTTATAAGGATTAATGAATATTATTGTCCTCGTTTTTGATCTTATTCATAGAGTCTATAAATTCTTTCGTTACCTGATCAATAAAATCATTTTCACAGCCATCAGTAACGTAATTATCTTTAATATATTTTGCAGTTGTGCTTAGTAAAGACATTACACATGACATTATAAAGCTAGCTTTTATCTGATTAACTTCTAAATGAGGGGGATTTAAATCAGTAAGAAATTTTTGTGTTCCCTCTAAAAGATTATCAATAATGACTTTTATAATGGTGTCAGTATGTTCTAACATTTTTTTATATATTATTTCTTCATTCATAAAACTTTCCTTGATTAAAAATTAATCATATTATATAAGTAACTGTAATCATTCACTTATAAATACATTATCCAAAGACTTACGCACAAAATTTGTGCATAAGTTTTTAATTTTTTTATTTTCATTAATTACCCTGTTGAATTCAAAAGGCAATATATTTTTATGCCTGTGTATAAACCCTGTTATCATATTTATTATTCCTTCTCTACAATATCTTTAATTTTATTTAAGTTTCTCAGTACAGAATTGAAAAATTTAGTCTTATTCAGTACAGAGCTATTCAAATATTTATCTAACTTATGTTTTAACTCTTCTGTCGTCCTAAATCCTACCATCGCATCTTTAGGTATTAGGCTTGGCTTAGGACCCCTCTTCTTAAGTTCGCGCTTTTCTTTCTTAGCCTTAACTTTGTTAACTTTTTTCTTTCTCATCTTCTCTTCCTCACAAAATTTTAAATAAACCATAATATCATCAAATAACATTTTTCCGCCCTACCCCATAATTTGTTTTATAAAATTTTTAATTATGATTGCATTATTTTTAAAAAAAGAATATACATATTTTTAATTTTGTTATCAATATTTTTATTTTCAGATAGGGCTTGCTAATTTGTAGTAGTATCTCTAGACTTTGAAAACCTTGGCCGCCTTTGGCGGGCGGCCTTCGGCTCATGGATTTAGTTTACACATTCAAAATCAAAAAGGAACGTGTCGATTAAATCCTAACATTAACTATTTGTCAATATTTTTTTAAAATATTTTCAAAATTAATTTAGGAGACACACTATGTCCGATATAACCAAAACAATAATCCGAAAAGCACACAATCGAGAAAACCCATACGCACAGATCAGTAAATCCCTCCTTCGCGACAAAAGATTATCTAATAAATCAAAAGGTTTAATGTGTTATTTGCTGAGTCTTCCCGACCATTGGCGCTGTAGTATTGGTGAATTGACTAAGCACTCTACAGACGGAATTTCGAGCATTAAAGCATCGTTGCAAGAGCTTGAATCTTATGGATATATTGAGAAAACACAAGAACGTCTCGAAAATGGTGTTTTTGGTCCTGTTGGCCTAATTGTTCATGAAGAACCCATTAAAAAACATAAAGTTAAGATTAGCGATAGAGGCTTTCAACCGCTAGTCGAAAAACCGCTAGCGGATAAACCGCTGGCGGAAAATCAACGACTAGTAAATACAGATATAATAAATACAGATCTAAATAATAATAAAAATAATAACGGATATATTAATACCGCGCGCGAGGCAGACCCCAGCGAATCCATTATTGATTTTAATGAGCAGAACAACAAACTAAGAAAATATGAATTTAATAAACTCAAATCCAGGCTATCAGCCATCAAGAACTTTGGTGAGCTACACGAACTATACCGAACAACGGCACTGGATGATTTGCTGGAAGAATTGGTTTATCATGTCGAACACCGAGACCAAAACAAATGTACCCTCGAGAACGCTCAAAATTTCGCTATAAAGGCTCTTCGTGAAGGAACATGGGGTACACCAGCGGGTCTAGTCAAAAAACGCGAAGAAGAGCATTACAGCAAGAAAATGAAGGATCAGGAAATGGCCAAAAACCTTACGGAGCAAGTAAAGATTATTGAAAGAAAACCAACTAAAATAGAGATCAAAGAATTTTTAATGAAATGCGTGGATTCTGGGATTTCTGAAAACAACGCCGTTCGCGCTGTGAGCATTTACGGATTTGATAGAAGCAAAGAATTAGTTAATGAGCTAAAACAAAAGAACGTCAAGCAGTCTGACGAGTTATTTTTGTTAACATTAAAAAACCGAATGTATGGCCCTAAGACCATGTCATCCGTTCTTTCCGTGGGGGCTATGTAACTAATGTATCTGTATAACTCAATAGGATTTTCTTGGGTGAACAAGCAAGCGCTTTATCGAAAAGTTAAAAAGCCTGAATTAATTTATTCAGGCTTCAAGTTTAGACCGAAGGCTCACAAAATTAATTTTTGTATGCTACCCCACGTTCGCTTTTCTTAAGAACTGTAAAGATTCAATATCCTTACGATGCCTTATTTCCTGTCGGTCTACTTCAATCGATTTGGGGGCATCAATACCAATCCTGACCTGGCCACCCTTTATGGACAAGACCGAAACTTTGATATCATCTCCGATACACAAAGTTTCTCCAATTCTTCTGGTTAAAATCAACATAACAAATACTCCTTTTCCAAAAACGTACCATAACACATATCGATTAAAAATCAACACACTGCACAAATTATGATAACATAGTTTATTATAATTGCAAGCCCCGTTAAATAATTAATGTTATCAATAATTATTACCTTGACATTTTTTGTCCATAGTCTAAAAAGAGAGTGGCGGGGAGGATATTATAATGCAGTTAATCGACATAATGGAAGATTTGGATATTGTTATCGAAGATATAGAGGCTGAGATTGAATCAGAAATGGATTCTGACGAACTGTTTTATAAATCGATGTCAGGTCAACTTCAGAAGCTACGGGATATAAGCAATGAGCTTTTAGACTTTTGGAGAGATCACAAATTATTACTTAAAGGAAAAACCTATGACGCTCACTGAGATAAGTTACAAGCTACAAGAACTAGCGATGACAATCGAAAAGTTTAGCCATGACAGAATAAGCGAGGAACTCTTTGTAATAGCAGATTATGTAGATGACTTAGAAAATGATGTAACGGGAACAATCGTAGAATTAAACAAAGGGATTAAAGATTTAGAATCTATGGAATCAAAATTAAAAATTAATGATAACAATATTTTAAATATTGAAAACGTAATTTCTTAATTTTGTATAAAAAAATGCCCGACTAATAATCGGGCAACTGAAAAGTTAAAAAAAATGAGCGTCTAAATGTGACAGCTACCTTCTGATAAAGTGTAAAAGCAATTTTCAACCAAAAACACTTTAGTAGCTGTCAGTAGGAGAATACCACAATTACTTAAAAAATCTAACAAGATTAATATCACCAGAATACTCTATTTCAAAATTTAATTGTTTACCCAACGCAATTAATGCTTTTACATTTTTCATACTAAAACCTTTCCTTTTTTTATTTTCATATCTCTGAGTGAGTTCCAACAACTTAATTGATATATCGCATTCAGGATAAGCAATTGGTCTAAATAAATTGATTAATCTGAGTTTAATTTTCATTGTTTATTTCTCACAGTTAGAACAACTATTAGTTACAACATCGTCTATTTTTTTAAAATTTGATAAAAGGGTATTACATGTATCTTGTAAAGAAAGAATTCGATTTTTATCTATGTAGACATTTCCCGGAATATATTCAAGAGCACCCTTAAGTTCATAAATATTTTCTTTTGTAAATAATTCTAATAGCTCCTCAAGTGAGTCAATTAAATCATTTAACCTAATTTGATTAATTAAAATATTTAAATTAAGCTCGCTAAGTTCTTCAACTTTTTTCATATTTATTAATAAACTCCCTATCAAAGATATAAGAGCCGTTCTTACCCGTAATCTGAGCAGCCCAAAGCCTCTTATTAAAATTATTCCTGGGGAATAAAAACTTACCGTCTTTGTCATGAGGGTGAGTATTACCATGTATCGTAAGCCTACTAACTTTCATTTTTTCTCCCAGTCTATAATTTCCGATGTCTGAATTTCGTATCTTGTTCCAGTACCGCAATCAACTACAAAATTGTCATCTATATCTTTAATTAAAGCTTTGCAAAGCCTTTCTTTTTCCTCACTATACAGAAAAGGAATTTCAGAATAGAGCAACAAATTATGATCAGCTAATATATTATTGAGCTTATCTCTTGTTTTTATTGCGGTTTGTTTAGATAGAAAAACTGAAACTACCCATTCTCTACGTTCATCATATTCTCCAGTGTCTCCAAAAAGTATGTAACATTTCATAATTACTATTCTCCTTTATTCATTTCGATTATTTCTACCCTTTCCTTTCGCGTTGCATGAAAAGGCTTAAATTGACATAAGTGTAATGCATCCTTTAAAAGCTCGTGTGCATCAATTAACTCACTTCTAAGTAATTTCTCTTCATTTTCTTCGTCAACTAAGTCCTCGACATCATCAATAAATAGAGTACCTATGAGACAGCTCATCTTTTCTCTTACATCAACTAGTAGGTGAACTATGTTGTCAAGACATACACAATCGTTTTTATCATCGCTCATTTCATTTCTCCTTTAGTTAATAACCTTAAATTCATCATCACATTCTAGGTTCTCATCATCAAACTTAAAGTCGTGCATATCAAGATAGTCATATCGTGATAAGTCAATTGACTCTAAAAGTTCAATGTTTTGTAAGTAAATGTCTAGTTCCGTCATGTTAGCGCTCCTTTGTTACGTTTAATGTTTAAATAACTTTTCAACTGTTAATAATTCATTTGTTAAATCGGTCTTCCAAATGTAAGGATTTAAAAACTGCCTAACAGTTGTGTAATAAGGAGATCCATCATTAATACGTGAATCCAAGTTAAGACATTCTTCACAACATTTAAAATAAGACTTAGCTAAACAAAATGCTGTTTCATAAATGTCTTTCGTAATTTCCCTTGATGCTTGAACAAACTTAGATTGTGGTATGTCTTTCCTGCTATTGGAATATTCATAACAATCGGTCATTCCATCAAAGTGACCGTACTGGTATTTATCTGTAATAGCTTTAACAGAAGCGGTTGTAGGGCCGTTTGTCCAGCTTATGCTCACACTATTACCCATAGAGAATAATGAACTTGTGACGCTAAATTTTGTGCTAGGAAAGGCTTTCTTAAGCTCTTGCCTAATCATCTTTGCTGCTTTGACATGGTCTTGGACATATTTGACTTGTGCAGACATATTAATTGCTCCTTTGTTGATTAATGTAACCATCCATGCTTAGTAGCATAAGCTTAGTAGACAAAGGTGTAAAGTGCCTTTTTAAAAATAATTAAAAAATATTTCAATAATTAATAATATTTATATGAATCAATAAGATAAATTTAAAAAATAAGAGAATTGAATCGGATTAAATAAGTGAACTAAATTATTTTAATATATAATATGTGATAGGTAATGTAATAATTGTTGTGATTATGATAAAAAAGATGGCTAACAGAGGATGCTAGCCCGAATATATACATGACATTTACGGTCGAATATTAGCATAATCATATATCATGTCTACAATATGTTTAGCTCTTGGTATCAAGGAAAAAGGAAGATAAATGACTTTCGAGAAGGGAAAATCAGGTAATCCATTAGGTCGATGTAACGACGTATATAAGTTATCTGAATATGCTAGAAAGTTATGTCCAGAAATTTTAGATAATCTCGCAAAGATAGTAAGAGACCCGTCAGAAAAAGTTGAGGGACGCTGTAAAGCCGCCAAAATGGTACTAGATCGTGGAATGGGGGCATTAATAGATTCATCTAAAATAAATATATTACCCGGTGAAACTATTGATGTTCAAGCTTTACCAAATTCTCGTATAGAAATTGAAAAGTTTATTAAGACTCATTTAGATAAATAAGGGACAGAAGAGTAATGTCAAAAGGTGGTATTTGCTTAGGTATGGAAGTAGGTAAAAGAATAAAGAAATTTAGAATTGAAAACAATTTAACACAAAAACAGTTTGCGGATAAAATTGGGCTTAATCATTCTATTATAAGTTATATAGAAGCCGGTAAACGCAATCTTAGTCCTGAAACTATTAAAATAATATCAAAAATTCTTAATGTTACTCCGTCAGAGCTAATAGGAGATAAAAGCCTTAAAGAAAGATTAGAAAAAGAACTTACGGGCAATGTTAACTTGATGAATAATTATTTTAAAAATTTAAGGGAAGCTATGTCCGAAATTATAAAAAACTTAGTTTCATTACGTAATATAAACGGTTATACAATCAAAGAGCTTGCGTTAGCGTGCGGGTATTCTTCATCATATATATCACATGTTTATGTAGGAAGACAAGAATTAACATTAAGTGGGATAAGTAAAATGGTCAATGCTTATAATAAACTTTCAGAAAAAGCTAAAAGAGTAAGAAGGTAATGAAAATGTTTAAAAGAATTATCTACAAATTTAAAAACTTTATTTGTTATCTTCGACTATCTAAAGATGAACGAGAATGGGCGAAAATGGTCTATCATTGGGACTATATTACATATGTAAAGAATAAGAAGTTAGGTGATAAGTTAGAAAAAGAAGGAAGGCTTAAATTTCATGATGTTGCCATGACTGATATGCCTGAAAATATGGTTACCAGTTTAAAAAAATATCCTGTGCCGTTTTTTATTTTAAAAAATACCCCAGCTTTTATAAATTTGAAAAATAATAAATATTACTATGATGAACCAGAAGTAATAGACGCAGTCAGGAAAGTTTTAAAAGATGAGTTTGGAAAAGATATAAATGAATTATAAAATTGCAGGGGTAATAACACCAGAAAAACCAATTGGTAGACTATGGATTGTGCAAGGACCTACGCACGGGGTGGTGATATACTGTTATAAAAAACCAAAACTTATTCATAGATATTTTATGAAACTATTATTAGGTTTTGTATGGGAAGATTGGAAAGATATTGATGTATAATGAAACAGATTCTCAAAAAATTTTATTTAAGTAACATATATCATGGACGAACTCTATCATGAAGTAGAAAAAGATATAAAGTTTACAGTTAAAGAACTGGGTTCAGACACGCTCTGTATTAGCGCCAATAGATATAATTGGGATGGCAGTAGTAGTGATTTTCCCTTTGAAATGAATATCGTGGTTTACGCTAGACCTAAGTCTATAGGCGATAAATATAAAAGAAAGTTAAATAAGAAAGTTGTAGAACAATTTGAAAAGGAATGTGGTAAAACATTAGAATTTGTTCATGATTACTTATTACATAAGTTTGGATTATTGAACGATAAAGAAGATGTCAAGAAGGTATTAAAGAATGATAGAAGACCTAGGTTAACGCTGGGAATGTATGAGTAATTGAATTATAACTTAGCTATCCTTTCATACCTTTTAGTAAATTGTTCAGTAAAAACCCCAGCTACAAAAATACATACAAATACGCAAATATATTTACCATAGGTTACGTAATGACAAACAATATCTGAGATCGTATATAATGTAACTACATACGATATGCTAAATAATATAAAGTCAAAGATATAAAGCAGTTTCAATCGTCTCTTTTCGCGCTTTAATTGTTTCAATATTTCAGAATCTATTTGAATATCTTTGTAAAAATATTCTTTAGTCATAATGCACCTATAATTTCTCATTCACATAACTTTTAAAACATTTTATATCACAAAAATGTAATTCATCTTTTATTTGTGGATGTATCATCATAGCGGTTACTGCGCCATCATGACAGGGAATACGTTCTGATTTTAAGAAGATACGATAATTAATAATGTTTGAAGTTGATGATAAATCCTTTTCACATTTATCGCAATTGCATACAGTTTTAATCATAATCTTCGCTACCATGCTCTAACCATAATAATAATCCTTTAACAAGTTCGTCAGCTTCATTTCTCGTAAGGCCAAGAAAATGCATATACTTTCGGTATAATTCTTTTTGTTTTTTCTCTGTATATGAAAAAAAGTCACTTGGCAATTGCTGACCAATATAGACCCTATCTTTCAAACCTATTATGGTTGCTGGTCCAAAAGTTGCATGGTCTTCAAAGCTCATTCGTATATCCTAAATCCTTAATTAAATCGCCTTCACGCTACAATTCTTAAGCTGGCTACAAAAAGACCTCATCGCATCAAAAGCCGTCTCATTGGCTTCTATAAAATGTTTAAAGGCATAATTTAAGAATAGTATATATTGTTGTTTATTATTCTTTTCTAATTCAATTAACTTGCTATTAATAGAACTGTTAGCTATAAAACTTTTAAGATTATTTACCAAGAATGACTTAAAGGAATCCTTATCGATAAATGGATTACCGTTATATTCTTTTAGTAGAGTGTCAAATTCTTGTTTGAGCTCATCAATCATATTAATATTTTCCCATTTAAATTTACTTTTACACCTTCATCTCTAAGAGCCTTAATAGTCTTAATGACCATAATTTCAAATGCTGATAAGAACCTATAATATAAATAGTCTAAATATTCTCTATAATATTTCTTATCAATTGTTTTCAATTCATTAAGATATTTTAATAATGAAGTATTACGGCATAAATTTAAATCAAAATTTGTCAAAGCTTCTAACCTAATCTTATCAGAATTATATAATTTAAAATCCTTATTAAAAAGGTTAATCAATTCATCGGCTACATGTTTGTCTTTAATCTTGATTGTCATTTAATAATTTTCACAACTTTAATTTTATTAAGTAAATCCGACCTTTCTTCATTCTCTGACATATCAATCCTCAATCTTCGCAAACTTTTCTAATAAACCCTCTTTCTTCATACAATAGTCAATACACTGTCTAACTATCTTAGAAGCGCCCTTATCAATTTCCTCATCATTTCCTTTTCTAGATAATCTCTGTAAATGTTTCCAAGTGTTTAAATCAACACGAATATTACAACGATATAATTTCTCTTTTACCATTATTGACCTCATCATCAACAATCCATAAACGATATACATATTGACTTAGTAAGTTCTTTGAAATAATTAATTTTTTCATTAATTTTAAAATATTCTCTCTGGAAAGAGCAGAAGATAATATTGATTCAGTACCATCATTATGATTTTGATAGGTTAAGATGTATCTTTTAGACATAGGATAAATTCCTAGATTGGGGATAGAGGGGTATGATAGTCTGTATACAGATATTTGTCAATAAGGTCATTATAATATTTTTAGTATAGTTAAGGTTTTCCGTTTTTCTTCGAAAAACCGAAAATAAGTTTATAGGTCATCGTAAACAATTAGATGGTCTTGACAAACTTTTTTGCGATAAAAGGGGCTAATCATAAAGACTTTACATGAGTCTAAAGAACAATTTGAAATCCTTGATTCATTCGTGGAATATAAAAAAACATATTTTTTGGTTAAATTAAAATTATTAATTTTTTTCCAAATACGTAAGTAATGATTGGGTTGAGTATATCCATCTGGAACGCCAAGAGCCCGAGTTACTTGCAAAATAGATGGCCAAACATTATTGTTTAACAGTTTTTCGGCAACTAACTTAACCTTATTATATTTTTCCATATCTACTTTAATATTAGTTCCTTCTAATTTTTGCATTTTAATTTTTTTATCTTTCATGAATGTTTTCCAAATAAACAATGTTGACAAATCAAACTTTAACAGGTAATATGATTCTCGCAAGTTAAATGTAAGTATTGAGTAACCGTCTCATGCTCTTGTTGTGCTTACAGCCCTAAGATGACGTGAAGCACTTAGGGTCTTGCTTTACTTCTTGCCGATACAATTTTTCTTCCAATACCAATATCCATATATATAACATTAGTCGTATGTCTTTCTCGCTATCTCTTCATGAACAATTAATCGTTCCCATTGTTTGTTCATATCTTGTTGAAATGTATCATGAGATCTTATATGCTCTTTAATTATGTCCGTTTCCCAATATGGTTTAATATTTAGTGATTTACATAATTCTTCATGAGCTATTATATGTTGCTCATGGTTATTTTCTTTTTTATTTTTCTTAAGGAGGCGTTCTATATCCACCTCCAAACCTAAATACTTAATTGCTGAATATATAGGACTATTATGTATGATATATAAAAGTTCAATATCCCATTTCATTATTTATCCTCCTCTTTAATTTGACATTGATGTAATTCATCATATAGACGTTTCTTACAAACACTACAATTTGTATAATGATAATAATTACATTTATAAAACCATTCCCATTTTTGTTTCCAGTATTGTTCTAATTCAGATACATTCATTTTTTTAATTCCTTCTTAACTGTCCATTCCCACCCTTTGTCTGTTTGTGGAATGGAAATATTATGCTCTCCAACACTTATACTATATCCTGACAATTCTCCAAGAGCTGTGTTATTGTTGCCTTTGGGACATCTAAAAAATTCAAGATTTAATACTGATATTTCATCATCGGTTTGTCGCCTTTCTATCTCAACAGTCTCAAGACTGTCTTCATTAAAATCTTTATTACCAAATAACTTAAAATATATTCGTTTAAATATATTTGGTTGTTTAACTTTAATTTCAATTCCTTGATTTTCTTTATTCACTTAACCCCCTTATTGCTATTAAACTTTTTGTAATATTCCTCAAAGATAAACTGCATATCATTAATAATTTCATCCATCTTAATTTTACCTATTAATTCTGGAACATCGTATTTAAATTTATCCCAACCTTTATTTGCTCTTTCAAGAATATTTAACCCAAAGTCCGTTAATTCATAACTTATTTCTCTTTTATCGGTAGTATCTTTAATTTTAATTAAATTATTTTTAACTAAGAGTTTACAGGACCTTGATAGCGTTGTTCGGTCTAATCCTAAAATTAAAGCGGTATGAGTTAAATTCGGAAGATAATAATGATGAATCACATATAAAACTATAAATTGTTGGAATGAAACACCGCATTTTGATAGATAGGTATTATTAAAATAACGGGTTATAAACTTAGCGGATTTAGTAATGTTGAATAGAAGACAATGCTCTAGTTTCATAATGCCCTCACATTAATATTAGTGTATACACGCAATTTGTGTATTTGTCAAGAATTTGCAGAAATCTGGGTTTCAGCTATTCTCAATATGATTAGTTATAGTTCTTACATGGAGGTAGGGTTAATGGCTATTAAGCGGATTGTCGTCAAACAAAAGGTAAAGAGGGTTCGAATTAAAAAGAACAATGAAAAGGAATTAGAGTTAATTAAATATCATGAAATTAAAAATAAATTAATTGACTATTTTGATGCGCGTAAGGGTGAGTATAGTTCCTGGTTAGGTGGGGATATCTGTGATATTAACGTTCTCAAAAAATTAAAAAAGACTGTTAAAATTACTCATGATAGAAACATTTTTATGATATTTGAAAAGTGTCAAGAAGAGCAGTTTATTGTCCCAATATTTATAAGCATTATGGCTGAAAAGGAATCAGAAAACAAAGACATTCTAAAAGAATTTGGATGTCATTTTATAACCATTAATTCGGTTAATGAAATTGAATGGAAGCTAGAAGAAATTAAATAAGGGCCATGGATGGCTGCTTTATCTATAGAACAACAGGCGATTGATTACCTGGCGGCAGTCTATGCGGCTGAGGATAGCTTCTATGAATTTGCTAAACAGGCTTGGCCTATTGTATCGGGTAATAAGCCTTTCTATGATGGATGGTATCTACAGGCCATTTGTGAACATCTAGAAGCCGTCAGTAAGCGTCAAATTAAGAATCTATTGGTCAATATGCCGCCTAGGCATTTAAAGTCTACCTTGATATCGGTCATGTGGCCTGCTTGGACCTGGATACATAACCCGAATGAACAGTTTATGTGCTCTTCCTATTCAGCCGCTATATCGAATAGAGACTCTAGATTTTGCCGCAGGTTAATCGAAAGTAAATGGTATCAGGAAAGATGGGGGCATATCTTTTCGTTGGATAAGGACCAAAATACTAAGCATAGATTCGATAATTCAAAGCAAGGATACAGGATAGCAACCAGTACAGGTGGATCAGCAACCGGAGACGGTGGTAGTATACTTCTCTGCGTTCCATATGATACTATTATTAATACAAATCTAGGAGATTTATACATAGGCGAAATTGTAGAAAATGAGATTAAATGCGATGTGCTTAGCTTTAATCATAATACTAATAAGTTAGAATATAAACACATACTACAATATGAAAAAAATAAAGGTAAAGAACTTATAGAAATAGATTATGGAGATGGTTCAATTTATTGTACTGAAGAGCACCCTGTTTATATTGAAGGGAAAGGCTATGTTCAGGCTAAAGACATTCAAGTTGGAGATGTGGTTATAACATTATGATTAAAATTTGTTTTTTCTGTAAAAAAGAATATAAAGCAAAACCATCAATAAAAAGGAAGTTTTGCGGAAAAGAGTGTTTATTAAAATGGGGGGAACAATGTAGGACTTTTAATTGTTTTAATTGTAATAAAAAAGTCATTCTAAAAAAGGGTGAGTTTAAAAAAACTAAAAGACATTTTTGTACTAGAGCATGCTTTGATAAATTTCAAATTGGTTCAAATAACCCGAGTTGGAAAGGTGTAAAGAGATCTAAAAATTGCATAGTATGTAATTCTGAATTTGTTATAAAAAAAACCGGTAGATTAAATCAACGATTCTGTTCTTTGTCTTGTAGAGATAAATTATTAAAAGGCGAAAATCATTTTTTATATGAAAATTTGTTGGATAATTGCCATAATTGTAAAAAAGAAATTAGAATAACTAAAAGAAAGGTTGGAAAAAGAAATTTTTGTTCAAGAGAATGTGCAGATTTAGGTCATTCAAAATATATAAGAGGCAAAAATAATGGAAGGTTTATGCATGGGGATGGTGATGGACCCTATCCTCCTGACTGGAATAAAAGATTTAAATCGATTATTAGGGATAGAGATGGTTATAAATGTATGATTTGTAGTATGACAGAAGAGGAGCATAAAAAATTATTATGTGTTCATCATATTGATTATGATAAAGAAAATTTAAATGAGGATAATTTAATAACCCTTTGTAAGTATTGTCATGGAAAAATGCATGGACGCATGGAGCAAAGATTATTATGGAAAGAAAAATTGTCAAAGCTATTAGAAAAGTAGAAACAATACCCGATTATGTTTATAACATAAAGGTTAAAGATAATAGGAATTACTTTGCAAATGGAGTTTTGGTTCATAATTGTGATGATCCTAATAATGCTAAAGACATTGAATCTGATGTAGATCGTTGCAATGCTATAGACTGGTGGGATAATGTTTGGTCTACTCGTTTAAATAATATTAATAACGATTGCATGGTAGTTGTTCAACAAAGATTACATGAAGATGATATATCCAATCATATAATGAAACATGATTTTGATGGTGATTGGATAAAAGTCATTCTTCCCATGGAATTTGAACCGGAAAGAAGAGCTAAGACAATTATCTTGCCTTCGAGTAATGGCAAGATTTGGCAAGATCCAAGAACCAAGCGAGGGGAGATACTCTGTCCTTCTTATTATACTGAAAAAGGTTTAGAACGTTTAAAAAAGAATTTAAAGACTGAGACACGTATTGCCGGTCAGTTGCAACAAAGGCCTCGAGCTGCCGATGGGGATATGATTAGAAGAGAATGGTTTCAATGGTGGAAAGAACCATCACCCCCAGAAACCATACAAGTTATCCAATCCTGGGATACGGCACTATCAGATAAGAAATCAGCCTGTTATTCAGCCTGTACAACCTGGGGGCTATTCTATGATGAAAGGGACCATTTAAATTTAATTCTATTATCAGCCTATAGAGGTCAGGTCGGTTATCCAGAATTAAGAGCTATGGCTAAGCGCCTATTTATCGATTACCGAGACGATGGAAATACCGAAATAGAACCCGATGGTAATCATCAACCTGATTATGTATTGGTTGAATCTAAATCCTCTGGCATTTCATTGTTACAGGACTTTTCTGCCGCTGGTATTACGGCATTTGGCTTTAATCCAGATAAATGGGGTGATAAGACCGCTCGAGTTCAAGTCATTAGCCATTTGTTGGAGTCTGGGCGCGTCTGGGTGGCTGCTAAGCCCCCTTTGTTCAATGCCCTTAGAAAGACAGCGGATGAGTTCGTGGAAAGCTGTGTAAGCTTCCCTGGTGAGAGAGATTACGTCGATTCAATGGTACAGGTTCTATTAAGGCTGCAAACGGCTAGATGGCTTAGGAATCCTGACGATGACCAGGAACAGGATACTTCTAAACGGTGGAATAAAAAGATTTACTAATACGTATTTAATATGATACATTATCCTAATGAGGGAATATGAAATAATACAGAGCGACCTATTTGAGTCTTGGATTTCATCTCTTTCTGAAAAATCGAGATTACAAATCTACGAAAGGTTAAGGAAGATAGAAAAATATGGTCACTTTGGTGTTTATAAGCATCTAGTAGATGAGATTTGGGAATTGAAATGGGAGAATGGGAATCGTGTATATTATTCCTATTTAAAAGAATTTAATATTTTAATATTATTAGGAGGAAATAAAAATGGGCAAAGTAAAGATATCAAAAAATCAAAAAAAATCTATCAAGAATATAAAAAAACCTATCCGGTTTAGCCGTTTAGATCCTTCTGCCTATATCCGTAATCCTAAAAATATCGTCAATGCTATCGCTGAATGCCTCTTAAATAATGATCCAGAAGGCATTGTAGAAGTGATTGATATTTATTTAAAATCTGTCAATGTTGTTGAATTTTCTAAGAAAAACAACATTCCAAGAATTAATATTTATAATACTCTTAGAAACAAAAACCCAACTATTAAAACCTTGGCAAAAATCCTTCATGCTGCCGCTTAAAATATAAGCTAATCTACTTATTTTTAATTTCTTTAATTGAAATCATTAAAATAGTCCATTTTAAGATAATCAACTTAATTTGTATTAAGCTATTTGTTTACTAAACTCAATGGGTAATTACCATAAAAAGGATTTTTATGGCCTTCGTACCCATGGATGGACTTGGCGAACCTTCAGCTATTAATGATTCTCAAATATTAAATGAGTTAGAAATCACACCGGAAGGTGATAAGATATTTGAAGTTGTGGATGTAGCGGAAGAAGAAGCGAATGAAATCAATTTCGATTTTTATAGAAACCTTGCAGAAGATCTCTCGACTAGTGAATTAACAGGTCTAGCCGAAGAACTATTAGAAGAAATTGAAGACGACAAGAAAGCCCGTTCACAATTTGATAAATCTCTTGCGACTGGACTTAAATATTTAGGCTTCACTATAGAAGAATTTCGATCTGTCCCTTTTATGAATGCCTGCTCCGCTTATGATACGACTCTAAGCTCTGCTACCTATTCAGGGTGGGCAACGGTTAGAGCTGAATTATTACCATCCACTGGCCCTTGTAATGCAGTTGTATTGGGTAAAGAAAATGATGAACTTGAAGATAAAGCCCAAAAATTAAAGAAATTCTTAAATGACTATCTAACCGTTATTGATAAAACCTATTATCCCGATTCTGATGTTCATATGCTCTATACTGTCTTTTGCGGTAACGGATTCAAGAAAGTCTGGCAGGACCCTATCCTATGCCGTCCATTATCCAGAAATATTCCAGTCATGGATATTATCACCGACCCTAACTGCACAGACCTATTATCATCAAGTAGAATAACTCAGAAATTATCGTTACAGAGACAGGAAATATTATTAAAACAAAATATTGGTGAATTTGTTGATACAGAATTGCGAGAAATTAATGATGTTACTCCTGAAGATAATAACGTTAAAAAGACAATTAATCGAATTGATGGTTTATCGAATGATATCACCGATAATACCTCTCAATTTGATTATTATGAAACTCATACGACGCGATATATTGACAAAATCAATGAAACTAAAGGCCCTAAGAATCAAGAATTTCCGCTTCCTTATGTTGTGACGATTGATATTCAAAATCGTAAAGTAGTTCGGATAATCCGTAATTGGAAAGAAAATGACACAAAATATAAACGTAAAGAGTCTTTTATACATTCTAAGTATCTTCCTGGCTTTGGTCTTTACGGTTACGGCATATTGCATATGCTTGGCTCTAATTCTGTGGCTCTCACTTCGGTATTAAGACAGGGTGTAGACGCGGGTACTTATGCCAACTTCCCAGCCTTTATCAAGATGAAAGGCTTGAAGATGGAGCAGAATGATAAATTAATTGGTCCGGGTGAAGCTCATGATATTGAAACCGGGGGGGCTGTCAGAATTCAAGATGCCATTATGCCACTTCCGTATAAAGGGGCTGACCCGACTTTAATGACCTTAAGACAACAATTGCGAGATGAAGCCAAGCAGCCTGCGGGTGTGGCTGAAACCCAAATATCCGATAAGCATGCTGATGCTGCGGTCGGTACGATATTGGCATTGATGGAAAAAGCGACCGTCATTCAATCTTCAGTGATGAGATGTCTACACCATACGATGAGTCAAGAATTGGGACTTATCTATGACTGCTTCAAAACTTACATGGGGGATGAACCTTTTATTTTCAATATCCCCGGTGAAACGATAACCATTAGTAAAGAGGATTTCCATGAACTCATTAGAATTGTTCCAGTATCCGATAGTGATTTGGATACCGTTAATCAGCGCATGGTTAAAGCTTATGGCCTCTTGCAGATAGCCAAAAATGACCCACAGTTACATGACATGAGAGAAGTCTATCATCGTGTATATACTTCTATGAATATTCAGGATATCGATAAAATCTTGAAGACTGAAAAAGAAGCCATTCCTTTAGATCCTATTACTGAAAATATGAATGCTATGGAGGGTAAGCCCTTAAAGGCTTCAATAGAGCAAGACCATAAGTCGCATATCATTGTTCATTCTAATAGTGTTGTGGCTCAAACGCCTGAGATGAAAGCGCATATTCAGGCCCATATGGCCTATGACTATTTATTGAGTATGCAGCAAGCCATGGGTATACAAATGCCGCCCTTAGAAGCTCTACAGGATATCAATATTCAAAATCAAATCGCTATGATGGCAACAGAAGCGTCTAATAAGCTTGCCCAAGAGAACCAGTCTCAACAAGAACCCACCCCACAACAAGTTTTAATGCTCGACATTGAACAACGCGATAGAGCTGCTAAGCTTAAGAATGAAGAAGTTCGATTAAAGGTGGAAGCCGATAGTGCCAAGGCTGGACTACAGTTTCAGACGGAGATGGCAAAGATTAAGTCTCAGCAAGAAATGGCTGAAGATAAAAATGAAAAGGACTTAGAACTGGCAGATATGAAAGAAAAGACTAATATGGGATCGACTGTCTTAAAAAGTCTTTTGAGTCTAGGGAAAGGAAAAGGAAAAGACAATTATGAAAAAATGTAATTATGAATCGGGTTATGCCGGTAAAGACAGTATGCGGGATGATGCTAAAAAATTATTAAAAGGCGATACGGATATTAAAATTAAAGGCTACTTCGCATCAAGCCATGCGCCCCAGTTTTTAAAAAAAAGAACATTTAAGAAAGGCGGCCATGCCGTACCTAGGAATAAAGAAGGCAGAATGTCAGAGCTTCATATTCCACAACCTATTAAAGAGAAAAAAACTAAACAATTTTTAAATGATAATCGACATGATGGATACTTTCCAAGAAAGAAAATGAAAAAAGGTGGAATGGTAAAAGAATCCATGCGAGTTATCGTCCCAGGTTCTCATCCTATGATAGGGATGAAAAAGAAATCACTTAAGTTGTCCGGTGGTAAGAAGTCTAAAAAGGACGGCAGAGTTAAGGCGAAACAATCTTTGCCATATGATGCCTCACAAGGTCAATATATGCGCAAGGGCGGGAAAGTACATAAACACAGAGGATAGTGTAATGACAAAATATGAATCAGAATCCATGATGGTTGGAACAAAACGTGTTAACGATAAAAAATCGTTACAAGGCGCTAAATTGCCTAAATCAAATCATTCCGTAAAAGCAAAGAAAGTTCCTTATGATGCTTCAACCGGTACTTATATGAAAAAAGGCGGTCATGCTCATAAATCAAAAGATGGTCATAAGAAACATCATTCTGAGCATCATGCTCATAAAAAGCACCATGCTGAACACCATATGCATGATGGTCACCATGGTAAAGAGCATATGCATGAAATGATGCATGGAGGCCATCACAAAGGTCATAAAAAAAAAGCCCTAAGTAAAGAGCTAATGCATGAAGCGTATCTTCATAAAGAATTGAAGAAACGCAAAATGATGGCTTTGGGAGGCGCTGCTAAAGTTAGAAAAGGCGTGGCGACGATGAAAGGTGCTCAAAGAGTTTAATGTTCGGAGAGTATTTTTTAGAATCCTGCTTTAAACTGATTCAAGAGCGTTTAAATACTGTCAAGGAATCGATGGTATCAGGCGCTCTTAATAGCATGGAAGATTATCGATTTTCTGTTGGGAAATTAAGAGCCTATCAGGAATCTATCGATATTCTTAAGGAATGCTATTCACATTTTTATGAGTCCAAAACCATTAATTCAGGGAGGGATGATAATGGTGATGAACAATTCTAAAATTGATGTCGTTTCGCATCCGGGGATTATGTTGCCCCCAGGATATGACAGAAATACGGACATTAAAGAAGAACAACCTAAACAAGAACATTTAGATTTAGACGGATTACTTCATAAGATTGAAGAAGTCAATGGTCTACCGAAAGATTCTATATCTAAACGGTTAGAAGAAAGTAAGACTGAAGAAGAAATACATGAAGAAGAGGAAATGAAAACCCTCTTTGATAAGTTTGAAGAAAGTAAGAGCGATTCTATCGGTTGGGTTCAAAAAGATGAGGTAGAAATTGCCAAGAGAAGGATAAGAGAATCATTAGGTTTTACACCTCCGCCCATGGCGGGGTGGTATATGGCGGTTGTGGTCCATGAAGAACGCTTTGCGAGAACTAAAGATGGACGAAAGACCAAAATTGTTCATGCCAGTATTGATGAAGAAAAGTATAGAAACTGTGTTGGGCTTGTGGTTTCACAAGGAAATGAATGTTTTTCAGGACCCAGATTTGAAGAGTATTGGTTTAGACAAGTATTAAGACTATTTTTTAATCGGTGGATGAAACCTTGTAAGAAAAAACCTTGGTGTCGAGTCGGTGATTGGGTTGTTTTTCCAAGACATGAGGGTGAATTGATGAATTACAGAGGTGTTCCCATGATGATGTTACCGGATGTCAAGATTTATACTCCAATAGAACACCCCGAATATGTCACTCGATTTTAAACCAATATAGGAGATTGTCTCATGGATGAGCAATTAATGGATGAAATTGAAGTACCAATAGAAGAAGTGAAAGAAGATGAACCTCTAATTATACATGAGGGAGAAGAGAGTTTTTCTAAAAGTTTGGAGCCAGAAGCTTCAGACGATATTGAAGAAGTTGAAGAAAAGTCGGACAAAGTTAAAAAGAAAATATCCGTTAAAACGAGAATTAATCAATATACCCGTAAATATCATGAAGAATTAAGGCGCGCAGAAAAGGCGGAGCGGGATTTAGCCTTAATGCAAGAGGAACATGAAAGACTTAAAAGGTCTTTTGAGACTTCTAATAAGGCTGTCATGAATAGCCAAGAAGGTATGCTCGATGCGCTCATTCAAAAAGCCAAGCAATTAAAACAAAAAGCCATTGAAGATGGAGATGTTCAGGCTCAGATTGATGCAGATGTTTCGCTAGCTGAAGCGGTTTCAGATAAAAGAGCGCTCGATTCGGTTAAAGTGTCACAAAAAATATATGAAGAAGAAAGAGCTAGGATGCCAGCTCAACAGAATGTTCAACGGCAGCCTATGGCTCAAGAACCAGAAGCCTATGCTACTCCTGAAACGGAAGAATGGCTTCAAGAAAATTCTTGGTTTGATGAAAATTCAGATGATTTTGACCCAGATTTGCATGAGAAGGCATTGCGTTATGCTCAGAGTTTAGATACTCGGTATAACCGAAGTGGCATGTCAAATAAAGTTTTATCACAGGAATATTTTGATGAAATTGACCGTTATATGCAAAAACATATGACGAAAAATACATTAAATCAGAATTCTAATCAAGGACGAGGAGAATTAAGTATGAATAGGCCACGAGGTTCAGTATCAGGCGTAAATCGCGCTCATGTTCCAGGCCAAAGGGAAACCTTTCGTATGAGTAAGGATGAGCAGGAAATGGCTCGCGCCATGGGTTGGACTGATCAGCAATGGTACAAGTACAAGAAACAAGCTGAAATTAATGAAGCTAAAGGGATTTTGAAATCTGCAATGGGTAATTCACGATAAGGAGATAAGTCATGGCACGCGGAAGACCAAAAAAGACAGTTGAAAACACGGATAGATTCGAAATAGGAAGAGAATATGACACTCTGGAACATGCAGATGAAAGATTTGAAGGCCCCGGATTTTCTGAAGAAGAAATTCGCAAGAACTTACAAATGGGATGTCGGGATCCACTTTGGATTGATAACCGCCACAGGCCTGCCGATAAAGTTTACGAATGGGGAACTGAAACAATCCTAGGTATGTCAGACCATTCAGGACTTGTCGACAGAGCACGAACGGGTTGGACGCCTGTTCCTATTTCTCGCCATCCTGAATGTATGGTTGATCCTAGAATCGATGGTGGAGAAAGTCGCAAGGCGGGCATTATACGGCGTAAGGGGGCCATATTATTTGAACGCTCTAAACATCTCCATGATATAGCCGTAAAAATTTCTGAGGAAGAAAATTTAAGAGCATTGGACTTAGTTAGACATCTTGAAAAGAGTAATGGATTAATTCCTATTGGAATGGGTAGTACGCATATCAAATCGAATAAGATTTCGATGTCAAGAGAAAAATCTTTTAATTGATTTGATTTGCATTTGTTAAATGTTCAACTATACCTAAGAGTAGAGGGAACCGTACTCTTCAATTCGGTATGAGCGCAAGCTCAAAAAATGGTGAACCGTACCATTCTTAAAATTCGGTATCGGGCATGTCCCCCGCAATTCGCGCAGAAGATAGAGAATAATGTGAATTATTGTCACGGAGGACGACATGAGCTACGGCACGAATTTACCTTGGGGTTTAAAACCCGTGCGCTATATGAATGGCGCAGCTTGGAATGACCAAGTAACTCCTTATCAAATACCTTCCGGCTATACAGCAGGGGGCGGTCAATTAGGTTTATACCGATATGATCCCTTAACACCTGCCAACCCTGGTACAGGTCTTTTAACAATTGCAGCCGCTGGCGCAGGCAATGTCATCATTGGCTCTGCTACTGCTTTTCAATGGTTAGATCCTGTTACAGGACAACAAGTATTCTCAGACTTCTGGCCAAATGGACAAACTACATTTAATGCTACTCCTGCAACGGTATTCGTAGCAGATGACCCAATGATTGTTTTCAATATGCAGGCTGGCAACACCGGTACTACAACTATTGTCACAGCTAATTTATTAAGAAATATTGACCTTGTGGCTGCTAATGGTAGTGCATATGACGACTTATCAGGATGGGCTTTAGACCAAACAACGGTCGGTACAGCTGCAAATAAACAAATGAAAATAATTCGTTTTGTTCCAACTGCTGATGGTACTAACGTTTCCGGCCTTGTATTCAATAACGTTGAATGCTTGATTAACAATCACTATTACAAAGCGGGTGTTGCATCCGTTTAAGGGAATTGATAAAGAATAGGGAGATTCACAATGCCAGTTCAATTAGCCAGTATTCCACAACTATTGAAGCCAGGTTTGGCTGCAATCCAAGGTGCAGATTATAACGAATATCCTGCTCAATGGTCAGAAAGTTATGATGTTTTCCAATCCGATAAGGCACAAGAAATCGTACAGGAAATTCGGCTCTTATCTATCGCTCAGATTAAAGCGGAAGGTACGGCCCTAGCTGTCGATAATGATTTGGGTGACAGAGCATTAACAACTTATTACAACCGTTCCATTGGAATCGGTTATGTAATGACAAGAGAATGTCTAGAAGATAACTTATATAAGACCTACTTCCCAATGGCTAATCGTTCATTGAAGAATTCAATGGATGCTGCAAAAGAAACCATTGGTGCTGCTCTCTTTAATAATGGTTTCAATGCTGCTTTCCCTCTGGGTGATGGTCAACCTTTATTCTCAACAGCGCATCCTTATGATGGTGGTACTATTTCAAATACATTGGCAAATCCTTCCACATTTAATGAAGCTGCTCTTGAATCTTGCATTATTGGTATACAACAATTTAGAGATGCTGCCGGTATTTTAATCCATACCAAGCCTACTAAATTGATAGTTCATCGTAATTATCAATGGCAAGCTGAAAGATTGTTAGGTTCTAGCTTTAGAACTGGTACAGCTAATAACGATATCTCAGCGATTTATTCGGTATCAGCAATTCCATTAGGTTACAAGATTAATCAGTATTTGAATCAATATGCCGGTGGTAATCCATGGTGGATCCAAACCGATACACAAGGTTTAAGACACTTTGTAAGAACACCGATGGAAATAGATCAATATACTGACTTCTTCACAAAAAATATACAAGTTAGCGCTTTCGAACGATATTCGTTCGGCTGCGATAACTTCAGAACAGTATATGGAAGCTATGGTACACAATAAGTTTGACATTGTCAAAAAGGAATCGATATGTCAGCTAATATCAATCCAAGTGATCTATCGTCTGTTTTAGTTGCAGACCCAGTCTCAATAAACGGACTTCCAGGCTATCCCGCCACACCGACCCAAGTGGTTGTTGGCGGGGTTAGCGTCAATTGTTCATCTGTCATTGAATGTCAATCAACCACACGCGGTTTTTTGCAGCCCAGAATGACGAATGCACAAATGAATGCGATCGTAGCGCCTGTTAATGGCATGCAAGTTTTTACAACGGATGCACCAAGCGGCGTTCATACTTATACCGGAGGCGCATGGTCATTATCCGGTTCAGGCAATGTTACAGGCCCTAACGCTTCTACAAATAATGCTTTAAGCGTATTTAATGGTATTACGGGAACGCTTTTAGCGGCCACCTCTGTATTATTAAATCCTGTATCCAGCATTATATCTGGACTTGCAAGTGTATTAAGTAGTAGTGGTGCTTCGGCTAGCCCCACTTATTCATTTAGCGGGGCTACCAATTATGGAATGTTTTATACGGCCGGTGGTGGTGTTAATAATGCATTGAGTTTTGCTACCAATGGTACATTTGGTATGGGGCTCAATGTTAATAATACATTATCAATAGGAACTAATGTATTTGATGCAACCATGGTTAATGGCATACAAATGTCAACATCCGGTGCGACACCAACGGGTATAAATAATGTCTTGATGATATATGGTGCGACATCTCCTGCGACTGCTCATCTTGGAATACCCGGTTTTAGAATTAATGCCGGTGGTTTAGTTACAACCGCTACCAATAATACCGTGAATACAAAGGTTGAAGTGGTTGTCAATGGAACAACATATTATTTATTGGCTAGCACAAGCCCAGCTTAATATTTATTGATTTTTCAATTAAACATGGAGGGAATGTAAAATGGAAACTCAAAAAGTAACGGGTGAAATTGAGTCTAATATTAAGGAATTAACTGAAAAGTTAACTAAATATCAAGACCACTTAAATACCAACATTATTGCCGTCATTAAAAGGCTTCGAAATGAAAAGAAGTTGATTTTAAATGATATAGCAATTATGACCGGTGCAATTCAAGCTTATCAAGTGTCTCAGAAGATAGTGACACCTGCAAATGATGCCCAAGTTTCGGTGGGGGCATAATGCGGGTAACTACTCTTATATGGCCAGCAATAGATACCGCGGCAATTGCCGCGGTACAAACATTAGCCGCGGCTGGTACTTTACAATTAAATGGTACTCTATCTGTACCTAATGCAAATATTGGTTTATTTGTCAATAATGTGTCTTTAATAATTCCAGAAAATACTAGGATAGTTACTTTAACATCTGCCAATAATTTATCGGCTGTCAATTTTACCATTTCAGGTATGTCGGGTGGGGTAGCTGTTTCTGAAACCATTGCGGGACCCAATAATAATACCGTAACAACTGCTAATTTCTATAGCCGTATTAATTCTATTACGACCAGTGGTGCTGCGGCTGCGGTATCGGCTGGTATTGGTGCTACTGGATTTACGAATTTATTTTTACATAACTATGATGCATCTGTCTTTAATGTTGGATTTTCTACACAAGTCATTAATGGTACTGGAGCACTTACTTATACCCTATATGTTTCTCATTCTCCATTAGATGGACTTGCAGCTAATCTTTGGACGGCGGTTTCCTTTTCTCCAATTGCTGGAATGACTGGGGCGACTACGAGTCAAATAGCGAATTATACGACACCTATTAAATATTCATTTATTAATGTAACAGCAAGTTCCGGTACAGCAGTGTTGGCTGAAAATATATTGCAACAAGGAATCAGGAGTTAACATGGGAATCCAAAGAAAACATGAAATGCGCAAAATGGCTATGGGCGGTTATTCAAAAGGCGGCCACCCTGATAAATGGATTCAGGGAGCAATTAAGCATCCTGGTGCTTTGCATAAATCTTTGCATTTACCAAAGGGTAAAAAAATTCCTGAAAGTAAATTGGAGAAAGCGATTCATTCTAAAAATCCGTTACTTAGAAAGAGAGCTAATTTAGCAAAAACTTTGAAGAAAATGCATCACGGAAAATGAAAGGATGGTAGTATCAAGTGGCAGTAACATCGGGGACTTACAATTTTTTGTCGACAACCAGTCAACAAATGATCGATGAGGCATGGGAGAGAGCCGGCCTTTTACCTGACGTTATTACCCATCAAAAAATAATCACCGCCCAACGTTCCGCCAATCTTATATTAACTGAATGGATAAACAAAGGTTATAATCTTTGGACCTCTACGATTTCGCTTATTGGTCTATTTACAGACCAAGGTCGTTATTTTTTACCAAAAAATGTAAGTGATGTCATTGATGTTAATGCAAGAACTTTTCAAAGACCATTGGGAGGAACGGCTTTTTCAAGCGCGGGAGGAAATGCTGCAAGTGTATTTGGTGGAGCAGGCCCGTGTACTCAAGCAGCACCTAATGGTTATATTAGTTATGATTATGGTGCGGGTGTACAATACGAAATTACCTCTGTTGGAGTTCTTTCAGCTGCTAATTTGACGTATACATTATCTTATGAATGGTCTTCTGATAATGTAAATTGGTTTTCCTCATTATTTAGTCAGCCTACAGCTTATAACAACGTAGATACTATTTGGTTGGATATGCTTGTTCCTCAGAATGCAGAATTTTTTAGAATAAGGGAAACGGGTGGTGCAACATTAAATATTACACAAATATATTTTGTAACTAATACTACTGATACCGTAATGGCTAGAATTTCAGGTCAAGAATGGATGACTTATCCTAATAAATTTTTAGCCTCTAAGCCAAGTGTATGGTGGCTAGATAGACAAACCCCTCAAGTTGAACTGGTTATCTGGCCGGTTCCATTGCCGCAATATCAAGTTTTACAGGTTCGATATATTACCATGCTTCAAGATGTGGGTGCGATGACCAATTCCGTTAATATTCCCGCACGTTTTTATGATGCCTTTTGTTCAGCCATGGCAAAACGCTTGGCTATGAAAAAAGATGGCCCACTAGATTATGAGCGAATTGCGCTTTTAGATAAACAAGAAAGAGAAGCTTATTCTTATGCGGCTACTGAAGATACTGAAAAAGTACCCTTAAGATTAATTCCGAGTTACTTAACAGGATGGAGTTATGTTTCATGAATGCTAATCCACTTGGTAAATATACCCATCTGGATTGGGAACATCCAGATTCAGTCGCAATTTGTGACTATTCTGGTTTAGTTTGTAATTATTGTGATTTAGTTAAGCAAATGGAATGGAGAGGTAATCGATTAATTTGGACAGGTTATATGGTTAATAAGGAATTTGCCGATAAACCAAATCCTCAATTAATTCCTTTGACATTGCCACCGGACCCACTGCCTCTCTATAACACGAGGCCGCCTCAACAATCGAGTGAAGGTGTTAATGGTCCTCCTGTATTGCCGCTAAATCAAAGAATTTTACAGTTGGAGAACGTGTATTTTCAAAGCCCAGGATGAGGCTTATTAATTCAAGGATGAATAAAAAATGGGAATAAATTTACAAGACCCAGTTACATTTAGTACCGCTATGCTTGTTGGGGACACAGGACCTGGTGGTACGCCTCCTACGATTACCTTATCTGGTGGAGTTCCTGTTGCAACAGCTTTGGAAATTCAATCGACTTTAGGTGCACTGTTGCTGCCCAGAATGACAAATACGCAAATGAATGCGCTTTCTCCTGTTGTCGATGGTATGGTTTTATATAATATAACGAATACTTCTCCTTATTCTAGGCAAGGGGGCGCTTGGGTTCCGATTGGTTCAGGCGGCGGTGGCGGCGTAAGCAGTATTAGTCAAGGTAGTAATATTGTTTTATCTCCAAATCCAATAGTCACGACCGGTTCTGTTTCTCTAAATCCAGTTTTAACCGGTTTAACAAGCGCTGTTATTGGTAATATATCGATAAGCACAACCGCCAATACGATTTCAGGTTCAGCCGCTTTAAACGTCGTTAGCACATCATCTAATGTTAATTTAACTGCCAATGGTGGTGGTGGAAATATTAATATTTCTGGCAATTTAGTTTTAGGCTCTACTAACGCATTAACATTAACTAATGCGGGCGTAGCTACGATTTCGTTTAGAGCCAATAACTCTGCGGGCAGTAGTACAAGTTATGTATTTCCAGCAGCCTATCCAGGAACGAATGGACAAGTTTTATCAAGCGATACATCGGGTAATATGTCCTGGTCTTCTGCTACGGGCGGAACAGTAACTTCTATTACCGCAGGCTCAAATTTAACCGGTGGAACTATAACCACAAGTGGCACCATTGGTTTAAGCGCATCCGTTTCAGGCTTAACGTCATTATCTGTTGGTAATTTTACAATTTCGGGAAGTACAATCGCAAGCACAAGCGGTATAACTGTGACTGCGCTTGCTGCGTTAACGTTAAACCCAACACAAATACAAATAGGAACATCAACATCAACCGCTGTTCAGCTAAAATCCGGAAGTCCAATACAGTTCTTTAATCCTGCGAATACTTTTTCATCTACCTTTGCTGCCGGTACTCAAGGAGTCAATTTAAGTTATTTGTGGCCTTTAACAGCCCCAACAAATGGCCAAGTATTGTCATCGGACGGATCGGGAAATATGTCTTGGGCATCCGTTGGAACAGGCAGTGTCACAAGCATTTCGCAAGGTGCAAATATTACCTGTACCCCAAATCCTATTGTTAATACAGGAACGGTGGCGCTCAATACAACATTAACCGGATTAACCAGTGTTGCGATTGGTAATATGACCATTACCAACGGATCGATTGCGGAAAGCGCAGGTGCTTTAAGCATTACTACAGCGGGTTCAATCACGTTAACGGGCGGCGGTGGAAGTGGCGTTATATCGTCGAATAACTTAAGTGTATTATCGAATTTAGGATTATCACTTTATAATTCTGGTAATACTAATTCTATCACAATAATTCCGGGTGCCTCATTAGCCGGTAATTTTACCTATACATTGCCACAAACCTATCCATCATCTAATGGTCAAGTTTTAGCCTCAACCACTGCTGGTGTGATGAGCTGGACATCAGCTGGTGGAGCTCCAAGTAACGCTACATATATTGTTCAGCAAACAAATGTTGGATTACCGAATGCTCAAGCACTTCAAAGCTTAGCGACTGGTTTAGTTAAAAATACTACTGGCACTGGTGTTTTATCAATTGCTGTTGCAGGAACTGATTACTATTCACTCAATTCACCAACAAGAATCTTAGATGGTCACAATGGTACGGGAAATTTTGCAATCGGATTTGGTGCTTATAATACATCAGCAACAGGAAATAGCAATACAATTGTAGGTGTAGTTGCTGGCGCCGCTCTTACCAGTGGCTCAGATAATTGCCTATTTGGATATCAAGCCGGGGCCTTACTAAATACCCAAAGTAACAATGTCTTAATCGGTAATAATTGTGCGATTAGTTCGCTAGGCAGCGCAAATACATTTATAGGTTCTGTTGTTGGTAACTCATTAACAGATACATCATCTAATAATACTTGGGTCGGTTATGCAGCGGGTACAGCTGCCACAACAGGTGTATCAAATTCAGTATTATTAGGTAATGCAACAACAATTTCAAACGGTATAACGAATGCTACCGCAATAGGTTATAACGCAAGCGTTACTTCCAGCAATTGTTTAGTTTTAGGAAGTGGAGCAAATGTTGGTATCGGTGTATCGGCTCCTAGTAATGCTCTACAAATTGCAAATGTTGGAACATCTGCAAATGCCAATATATTTATTTCTAATACTACAAATTCGCCTCCATCTGGCGGTGCATCGGGTGGTGGATTTTTATTTGTATCAGGTGGTGCTCTTTTTTATATAGGAAGCAATGGAACAACAACTATTCTAGCCCCAGCTTAAAGGATTTAACAAAATTTCAAGGATGAAAAAATGGCTATAAACTTACAATATCCAAGCAGCATGCAAACAGGTGTCTTGATTGCAGATAGCATAAGCGTTAATGGAGTACCGGAAATACCCACACTTCTATCACAAGCCAATGGCGCACCTGTTTCTGCTGCTCTTGAAATTCAATCATCTCTTGGCGCTTTATTGTTACCCAGAATGACAACAGCTGCTCGAAATTTGTTAAATGCAACGCCTGGAATGTTAATATTTAATTCTACAACCGGTGGAATCCAATTATTTGATAATACGAGTACTTGGGCTGCTTTTACAGGCGCTGGTACGGTAACTTCAGTCAATGTTGTAAGCTCAGGCTCTGGTGTAAGCTTTAGCGGTGGTCCCATTACTGCTTCAGGAACTATTACAGGAACATTAAGCTCAAATTTACAAAACTTAAGTGATTTAGTGACCTTTGGTTTGATGGTAAAAGCGGGGAGCAATTATTTTACACGCTCTCTTGCTTCTGGAAACGTTCTTAATATATCAATTGGTAATGCCGACGGTACTTTAGGAAATCCAACTATAAATCTTGCCGCGACCGGCGCGACACCGGGTTCTTATACTCAAGCAGATATCACGGTTGATGCATATGGTCGAATTACGACTGTTTCAAGTGGTGGTGGTTCAGGAGGAGCCCCAGCAAATGGAACCTATCTAATTCAAACAGCTAGTGCCTTCTTACCTAACGCACAAGTTTTATCAAGTTTATCGACCGGATTAATGAAAGTTACGACTGGAACAGGTGTTGTTTCGGATGCTCTAGCCGGAGTTGATTATTATTCACCAGGTCATCCAACCACCATTATTGATGATGGATTTGCGAATGGCAATTTCTTTATCGGAACAGGGGCCGGAAATCTAACCTATACCAGCGCTGAATTTAATACTGGCCTTGGTATTAATAGTTTGCATGCCATAACAACGGGTGTACAAAATTTGGCAGCAGGCCATGATAGTGGTTTTGCATTAACATCGGGTAATTTCAACGTTTTACTCGGGGAGTTGGCAGGTTCTTCACTTTCAACATTAAATGATGTCGTTGCCGTTGGATTTAGTGCAGCTGCTTCAATTGTAACGGGCGGTGGTGCAATAGCTATCGGAAGTGGCGCAATGCAAGCCACCACGAGTGCTACGAACGTATTTGCGATAGGTAAGATAACAACGGTTACTAATGGAATATCCAATGCTGGTGCTTTAGGTTATAACGCATCTATTACCGTTAGTAATGCAATAAATTTAGGCAATGGTTGTTATGTAGGTTTAAATAATTCAGCACCTGCGTACTCATTAGATATGGGAACGATTGGTGGAATATCCGCTATTCATTTCCCAAATAGCACATTACCTCCAACACCTGGAAGCGGCTATATATTGTATTCTAATAGTGGTGTTCCAACCTATATGGGAACAGATGGTGTTCCGCATGCAATACCAATATCACCATCCGGTGTAACAGCGGGTTCTTATACTGTTGGAAACTTTACTGTTAATAATTTAGGATTCTTAACCGCTGCATCTAGCGCAACCATTATTAATGATACACATATTAGTGCTGGAACCGATAACTTAGTTATCGGATTTAATACTCAAACGACATTAACAGGTATTTCTAACTGTACAGTTGTAGGTAATTTTGCTGGTCTTAATTTAGCTAGTGGGGCATCTAATAATACATTAGTGGGTGTTGAAGCAGGCCGCAATATAACAACGGCAACAAACTGCGTAGCCATCGGTGTAGAGGCACTTTTAAGCAATAAAGTTCAAATTGAATGTATAGCCATCGGTTCTCAAGCATTAAATACGCTTGCCGACGGAGCACCTGGAAACTCTGTAAGTAACATTGGGGTTGGAAAAAGTGCTGGATTTTCATTAAATTCAGGTTCTAATGGAACATATATTGGATCCCGTGCTGGCAATTCCATTACTACTTCTTCGGAATCCGTGTTTCTAGGACATTTGGCCGCATCCGCTCTGACAACGGCTACCAATTGTACTTACATCGGGTCTCAAACAACAGGTACAGATTCATTAACAAATTCTGGTGCCTTTGGTTATCAAACCAATATTAATGTCAGCAATGCTATCAATTTGGGTAGCGCTTGTAATGTCGGCATTAATCAACCATCACCCGCTTATAACTTAGATATTGCAAATATATCTAATGTATCAGCCACCCGCCAAGCAACTGGAACTGCGGTTCCAACTACTGCAAGCTCTGGACTTTTGACTTATACCTATACCGCTCAAACCTCAGGAACCACTGATTTGGCATTGGATTTATTAGTACTTCCCGTAAATAAAGGTGTAACGGTTCAGGTAACAATTACGGGTGTTGATACCACGCATGTAGATTCAACAGGCGGTAACATTGTTGCATCCTTTATGAGAGCAGCTGGAAATATATCAATGGTTGGAGCTGAATACAACAAGAATGTGACCTCAACAGGTGATTTTTCAGTAAGCGCAAACACGGGAACTCAAGCGGTTAGATTGCATGCAACAGGAGTTACCGCATTAACTTACAATTGGACAATAACCGTTCAATATCAGATTGGATAATCAAAAGGAATTGAAACATGACCATATCATTAAGAGATAATGCCGCAAATCCAGAGATTGTGATTTCATCGACTAAAAATAATTTAATTGAAGGTTCGTTAATTTCGACATTAACGACTGGAACCGATAATTATATTTATTCATTTGGTGGGGGTGCTGCATTAACCACGGCTCAATATTGTGTTGTAATCGGAACTAATGCCCTTGCAAATAATACAATTCAATCTAGCAATATCGCAATCGGTCACGATGCCTTATTCAGTTTAAATGATGCGGGAGCAGGTAATTCTCAATATAATGTTGCCATTGGCGATTTATGTTTATCAGGCGTCACAACAGGCTGTATAAGAAATATGGCCATTGGTTTTGGAGCTTTATCAAATGGTTCTGGTGCAATTTCTGATAATGTAGCGATTGGATTCCAAGCTCTTCTAAATTCTAGTTCAACCACAAAAACAGTTGCAATTGGTTCGCAAACAGGAAGTTCATTTAATGATAATGGTGGTATTTTTATAGGTTGGCAGGCCGGTCAAAATGTGGGTTCTGGTTCAAATTCCGCTTATATCGGTGCAAGCACGGGCTATCAATTAGCTGGAAGTTGTCCAAATAATACCATGGTCGGAACTAATAGTGTTATTAATTTAGTTTCCGCAAGTGGTTGTACCATTATTGGTTCTACTTGTGGTACCACTCCAACGAGTGCGGCTACCAATCTAACATTGATTGGATATAGTTCTAATGCTTCTGATGCTTTAAGTAATGCAATGGCATTGGGATATAATACTACGGTTACCGTTTCTAATGCTGCCAATATTGGTAATGGTTGTTTTGTTGGATTAAATAATAGCGCTCCTGCTTATAATTTAGATGTAGGCACCATTTCAAACGTATCGGCTATGAAGGTAGCAGATTCAAGTTCAACGCCTGCAACGCCTTCCTCGGGAAGCGTATATTATTCTGTTTCAGGAATACCAAGCTATATAACCAATATGAGTGCTGCTACTAGAGCACTACCGCACAGAACATCAATTTCCAATACCAATACTACTTATACATTTGCTTTGACTGATGCTGATACATTTCAGGTTTGCAATAATGCTTCCGCTCAGACATTTACTGTACCAACAAATGCAAGTGTTGCATTCCCAATTGATACAGAAATTGATTTATTTCAACAAGGCGCAGGGCAAGTTGTTATTGCGGCGGCTGGCGGCGTTACGATTCAAAGCATGTTCAGCAACTTAAAAGTGGGCGCTCAATATTCTGGCGCGACGCTTAAGAAGCTTTCTACAAATACTTGGTCATTAGTAGGAAATTTAACAGCATGAGTTTTTTTGCAAGCAATCATTATTTTAATCCTCGTCAGATTGGAAGCCTTGTTCTTTGGCTGGATGCTTCAGATCCATCAGCAAATGGTGTCTTGCCATCTAATGGGTCTTCTTTAGCTACATGGAAAGATAAATCTACATCTGGAAATAATGCTACACAATCTACAGGGGCTAATCAGCCAATATTTAACACAAATCAAGTTAATGGATTACCCGCTATAAATTTTAATGGAACTACTAGCTTTATGAATCCTGGTTTCAATAATTTTCCAAGCGGAAGTGGAGCTAGAACCATCTTTTGTGTTACTACCATTTCTTCTTTAGTTCAAGGATACTTTTTTTCGCATGGCGTTGATCTGACAAGCCAAAGATTATCATTAGGAATATTTAATGGCGGCGTCGGCGGAAATTATTTTTTAAATTTTGAAAATGACGGTTTTGGAGAAACCGGGCAAACTTCTCTTAGCACTTCTACGCCATATTTATTTTACTTAAATGCGCAAGCCGGACAAGCAACATCGGCTTTTGCAACTAGAATTGCTGGCGTAAATCAAACATTAACCGGTACTTCTACCACCCTTAATACCCCAGCCACTCATTCTTCAATCGGCGCAATTCAACTTGCGCTACCAGCAGCTGTTTTTTGGGCTGGTAAAATATCTGAATTGTTATTTTTTAACACTTCTTTGAGTGGAAGCAATTTAACACTTATTAATAATTATCTTAAAAATAAATGGGGAGTTACAGTATGACGGTTTGGAATACATTTTATACTGGCACATTAGATGACATTAATGCAGCTATTGCCCAAATTAATTCAAATTGCGGGTTTCCTGATGGTTATACAGAAACTTGGGCAACGCCTACGCAAAACTATACAACACCAACGGTATATTTTTTCATTATGCCGCCACCTGAAGGGTATATGAGCCCTATGGGAAGTTGGACTCAAGATCAAATGATTGCTGGCGTTGTTAATGTAACAGAAGAACAAAGTCAGCCTAATTGGTGGCCTCCATTTCCACCCGTTTAAGGATATAGAGTATGACTAATTATTACAATACATTATGTATTCTGGGCGAACCAAATAGCGCTTTAAATACAATTGGGACGAATGTACAAAATTATACACAGGCTACCAGTTGGCTTAATACATCTGTTGTGGATGGTATAGTCATGGCCTGTCCAAGAACAAATAGTGGTCAGTTAGGAAATATTTATGCCTATGCAAATGTGAGCGCTCCTCCTGCAAATCAAAGTCAAATCACAATTCAATCTACAAATATGCTGGATACATCACTCGTTAATTGGATGATTTTGCCTGGAACGCCTGGCAATACATCGATTCCGACTATAACGACAGTTGTTTGTCCTAGAAGTTATAGTTTAACGCCAGGAAGTGCCACAGTTGGTACTGCGACAATGAATGGTTCTGGTTCTGTCACCATTAATACAAATCAAGTTTCATCTGGAAATTTATTATTTTATTCTAATTACACAGGAACTGATTTTTCAAGAGTTGGAAACCTATGGGTTTCTGCTGTTTCCGGTGGTAGCTCTTTTACTATTAGTTCAACTGCATCAAATGCCAACAATGTTATTGCTTGGTATATAATTAATGTTCCTCAAGTCGATTATCCAGCCATTACATTAAATAATATTGGAATACAAAGAGGCGCAAGAGACCCTTCTCCTGGAACAGCTGTTACCTATGGAAAGGGTCAACTTTCAGCTGGTCGAGTTAGAATTAATAATGATTTTGTGACTAATAATAGTATTGTTTTGGTCTCAACCATTACACCAGACTCAAATCCTTCTAATCAAGGCTTTTTAATGATTAATCCTAATGGTGGCGCAAAAACATTAGATTTTGCTTCAACCAATAGCAATGATACGCAACATTTTTGCTGGTGGATGGTGGTTGCATAAGGAGCATAAATCATGGCGATGACCTATAATTCCTTGGTTCAAAATATAACCGACTATCTTAATACAACAAACGCAACAACTTTGGCCAATATCCCTAATTTTATCTATTTAACCCATCAAGAAATATGCCGTAAATATGAAAATTTAGGCTACGAACAATATGTTAACGGTAACTTTATAGCCAACGCCCAAAACGGTGGAGCAGTTATTGCAAAACCCGCTCGATGGAGACGTAATATAAGTTTTACCTGTGGAACGGATTTAACCGGTAATACAATTAATATCCTTCAATTAAGAGATTATGAATATGTAAGAGATTATGCACCAAATACTACGTTGGGAGGTCTTCCTTTATTTTATTCCGATTATGGATTCAATAATTGGTTAATAGCGCCAATTCCAAATTTAAGTTACCCCTTTCAAATAGCTTACTTAGAAATGCCAGTTCCCATTAATGTCAATAACCAAACCAATTGGTTAACCAATTATGCGCCCGATGCTCTTTTATGGGGTAGCCTAACTAAGGCTATACCTTTCTTAAAGGATGATGAGAGAGCTCCTCTTTGGAAATCTTATTATGAAGAGGCTATGAATACTTTAAATTATCAAGATAAGAAATCCTTTAATGACCGTATTAGTAAACGGGATTCAGATTAATGAGCGGCAAATACTATCCTATCAATACACAGGCCGGTATCCGACGGGACGGTACGCAGTATGCGGGTAATTTTTATATTGACGGTCAACATTGTCGGTTTCAACGCGGTCTTCCTCAAAAAATGGGGGGATTTGTACAAACTGTTGGAGGCCTTACTTTCCCACCCCGTGGAATCTATGTTAATCCAACGGTCGGTCTTGGAGAAGTGGCAATATTTTCTGGTGACCAGAATACACTAAAAGAATTTTTTATTGATGGAAATGGCGTTTTAGTGGGAAATCCATTGGGTTATAATAGGACACCGGTTGGATTTAGAACCGATGTCAATAATATGTGGACTTTTGACGTTCTTTATTCTCCTAATACTGAATTAAGCTACATCTTTGCTCATGCAGCCCCCAATCTTTCTGATATCAATAGCGCTGTTTCTACGCCTGTTTATTATGGAGTTTTATCTTCAGGTGGTATAGACCAGACGACTCCCTTAGTTCCCACCAATGAATCGGTATCAGGAGGCATGATTGCTCTACATCCTTATTTATTAACTTATGGAAGCGATGGGATAGTTTCTTGGAGCAATGCAGATGATCCTACCACTATCATTAATTCCGAATCGGTATGTTCACAAAAAATCGTAACAGCTATACAAACGAGAGCAGGAAATGCCGCTCCAGGCGCTCTTTTTTGGAGCCTGGACTCCCTCATCCGGGCTTATTTTTCACCTATCGGAAATGAACCAAATTTTGCATTTGACACCATTACTGATCAAAACTCCATATTATCTCAAAATTCAGCTATTGAATATGACGGCTATTATTATTGGGCAGCGGTGGATCGTTTTTGTGTCTATACCGGAACGGTGCGAGAAATTCCAAATGATATGAATCTTAATTATTTTTTTAATAATATTAATTATGCCTATCGACAAAAAGTATGGGCAACTAAATTCCCTAGAAAAGGGGAAATTTGGTGGTTTTATCCCTTTGGAAATGCAACGGAATGCAATGCTGCGGTCATTTATAATGTTAGAGAAAATAAATGGTATGATACCATGATGAATCGAGGGGCAGGTTATTTTGAACAAACTTATCCTTTTCCTATATGGTCAACCAATACCCCAGACATTAATAATCAATATTCAATTTATACCCATGAAAAAGGAACTGACCAGGTATTACTTAATCAAACCTCATTTCCAATCGATTCCTATTTTGAAACTGGGGACATCGCTTTTTGTGCATTAGGGCCCACCGGACAGTGGACAGGCGTTAATCGTTGGGTCGAAATATTACAAATGGAGCCGGATTTTATTCAAACGGGCAATATTTCCTTTACCGTAAATGGAAGGGAATATTCTAGAGATCCCGTCGTAAGTTCAGTCCCATTAACTTTTGGACCTAATACCACACGTTTAAATCCAAGAGAACAAAGACGACATATGACATTAAGGTTTGAAAGTAATGTGTTAGGTGGCTACTATGAAATGGGTCAAACTATTTTAAATTTAAGCATTGGGGATGGAAGGTCATGATCCTTCCTGGTTATTCGAATTTACGGGATTGGGCAGATTCACTTTTAATAGACTTTCCTAACGAAAATCTTCCAATCCTCTATACTGAAGATATGTGGAAAGATTGGGGCAATACGATTGTTTTTTCACCCATATTTGAAAGTTTGAATGCTCCAAAAACGGATTTGTATGACAGATGGCAGGATTGGGCGAATGACCTATTTCTGACTGTTGGATTAACTCAAGGATGAGTCAAAATGATGCAAGAATCACAATTTTATACGCCTTATGAACAAGACGTTCCCTATGGAATGCACCAAGAAGAAATTCCTCAACCCATGGGAAATAGTGGTCTTGGAATGCAAGGCTATCCAAGCTTTGGAAGTCAAAATTCTAATGTGAACCCAATGCCCTTACAAACTTATGCTAAAGGTGGTCGAGTTTCTTTAAATTCACTTCGTAAAGCCGTCGAAAAAATAAGAGAACAAGGTTTTGGTGACGACAAAATATTAGCTCATATCAATCCACAAGAAGCAATGGAACTTTCTATGCTTCATGGTGGCGATATTAATCCTATTTCTGGATTACCTCAATTTGGATGGTGGGAAAGAATGTGGGAAGGTGACAACGGAAATGGCGGTATTTTAGGTGCAGGTCATAGCGTTGCAGAAGTAGTGGCTCCAATTTTTAGAGATGTGGTTGCGCCAACTCTAGGCTCAGCGGCCGGAATGATGCTAGGTGGACCATTTGGATCTGTTTTAGGAGGCTCCTTGGCAAGCGGTGGAGTTGAGGCCGCTAATGCTGAAAATCCTCGGCTTGGACGCGCCTTGTTAAGAGGCGCATTACATGGAGCTGTTCAAGGCGTGGGCGCTCCTATGTTAGGTCGGTCATTTGGAATTGCACCCGCAGGTCGATTAGGAACCCTACTTGGAATGGGGGCCGCTAAACATATGTTATTTCCCGGAGCTGTCGCCGCATTAGGATTAAAATCGGCTGCTGCTCCTGCTGTGGCTGCGGGTTCAGCCGGACGTGCAGCGGCATTTGAAGCTTTAAAAAATGCCGGCGCTAAAGCTGCTACTCCTTCTGCTGGAAAAGGATTATTAGGTCTTTTTGGTGGTGCGGCTTCAAAGGAAGGCGAAGGATTATTAGGCGGTAATTTATTAAATAAAGGATTATTAGGAGCCGCTATTTTAGGAGGATTAGGCGCTAAATATGAAACTCCTAAAGAAAAAAGTTCTGCTGAATATATGGCGGAACATGGACCAAAATGGGGTCCTGAACATCATCCTAGAGAATTAAATCCTTACGAACGCTCATTAAGATATTTTGACCCCAATAATTATAACCCAGGTTTTGTGCCTGAAATGATGTATTTTTCAGGTCCTGGTTATGATAGGCCATTAAGAATGGCAGAAGGCGGTCACTTATTCCAAGGTCATGAAAGTGGTCAATCTGATACATTAGATAGAGATTTACCAGAAGGTGGATATGTTATAGATGCATCTACCGTGAGCGATTTAGGTGATGGAAATACTGAAGCAGGGATTAATAAAATAAAAGGGCTACATCATTTTACATCTGGAAAACACTATAAAAAAGGTGGTGTTCCACGTGGAACAATTAAAGCAAAAGTATCAGCGGGAGAAGCTTTTATAAGCCCAGAAGAAGTGACCGCCATTGGAAAAGGTAATAATATGAAAGGCGCTTCCATGCTTAAAAACATGGTAAATAATATAAGAAAACATAAGCGTTCTAATACAAAAGGGCTTCCTCCCAAAGCAAAACCGATTGCACAATATTTACGGAGTAGATAACCATGCCATATGCATCAAGTATTCAT